ATGACCGTGCTGCTCACTCTCGAAGCCAGCAGGCCCGGCGGTGCGAGTTACCGTCTTGGCTTTGGGTGCAATTTGCCCCTGGCTTGGATTGTAGCCGTCTTGTCGCGGCTGTTCTGACGAGAGGGGCACCACGGGAAACCGGGTGCCCTTTGTCGTTAGTGCTTCCGTCGAGCCTGCCGCATGATCCGCTTCAGGGCTTCCTCGACTTCCTCTTGCTCGATCTCGTCTGCGATCGTCGGCATCGAGAACGGCGCTTCCGCCTCGACCACGAAGCCGTCCGGCAGGTCGGGTGTCGCGTCGTCGTCGGTGGCGTTGCAGATCGGGCAGGGCGCTCCCGCGCCGCATTGGCAGCCCCGTAGGCTGTCCGTCCAGGGGCGGTCGGGGTGGTTCTCGCAAACCCACCGAGCGTCGTCGCAGCGCAGGCAATGCTTCATGGCGCGGCCCTCAAATGGCGCGGCCCCGTGCGACGGGGTGTCCGCACGGGGCCTTTCAGGTGACGCCCCCCAGGTGCCGCCCTGGGTGAGACATCGGGTGAGTGGACTCTGATCTCGGGATTTCGTTCCCGGCGTCAAGCTGCGCGCCGCTTCTGCCACGCCTCGAAGGCGCGCTCGCCCGCCTCGCGTTCGGCTTTCTTCAGCGGCTTCGCCCAACGGTGGGCGTGCTTGACCGGCTCGCGCATCCAATCCTGATCAAGCCACTCTTGGATCGTCGGCAGCTTGTTGATCGCCTCGATCAACGGGGCTTGCGGTACGTGGGTATAATGGCGGCTCATGTCGTCAGCGGAATGGCCGAGTATCTGATCCTTCGTGTGAGGGTGGACGCCCTCGATCACAAGCTGCGTCGAGACGGTGTGCCGGGCGGTGTACGGAGCCACGTCGAAGATATGCGTCCGCAATCGAGCGGCAATGATCGCCTTCTTCATCTGCCCGCCAGCGTTCTCAACGACCGTGAAGTGCTCATTGTCCCAGGTGCGCACTAATCGCCCCGGCCTGTTCTCGACCATGTCGGTGAGCATCGGGACAAGCGCCTCATGGATCGGCACGCCGCGCGGCTCGCCTATCTTCGACTTCGCCAGCGTGATCCATCGGTTCTTCACGTTGACCTGCGACGTGTCCATGGTGAACAGCTCGATCGGCCGCATGCCGCTGTAGAACAAGATCGTGAAGACCGTCGCGTTCGCGACACCAAGGCCCTTGATGAACTCCCAAGCGACGCCATAGGGCACTGGATAGGAGCCTACGCGCTTCGGTCCGAAGCTCTCGACGTTGGTCCCCTTCGGCTTCTTCGGCCTGATCCAGCGCTTCGGCTGAGCCCATTCCATCCGCTCAGCATGCGACCATATCGCGATGAAGGGTGTCCATAGCTGCCGGTTGAGTGTGTCCGGCCTGACGTTCGGATACAGCGCCTTGCCGATCTCATTCATCCGCGCCTGCGTGATGTCCTTCAGCGGGACGCCCATGAGGTGTGACATGAGGCCGGACCATTTGCCCGTCTCTTCATCGAACGTGCCAAGGAAGCGCGGTGATCCGCCGTTGTCGAGATAGGACTCGGCCGCCTGATCGAATGTGACCACGGCCTTCTTGCCGTGGACGACTTCGTGCAGAAGCTCGGCCTCTTTCTTTATGCGGATGCCTTCGGCCGCCGCTTTGTTAGTCGTTTTTGTAGACTGGTTGACTTCTCGCCCTTCGGCATCCGTGCCCCGGATGATCCAGTTCGACGTTTCGGTGCGCCGCCAAAGGTAGAGTCGCATGATCCCCTCATTCCGTTGAAGATAGTAATGATGTCCGCTTCGATGAAGCGATAATCGCGGCCGACGCGCGCGGCGTTCGGCAGATGCTTCGCAACCAAAGCGTAGAGTGTCTTCCGGGAGACGCGGAGGCGCGCCATCACGTCCGCGGTCGTGAGGACCGTGTTCAGCGGGGTGTTGTCGTTGGCAGCCTTCATCATTTGGAACTCACGGACGGTCGGCGGATAGATACGGTCTTAAGCCGGATATTTCACGCAGGCAAGGCCATTAGCCGAACAAGGTGTGCTGCACAGCGGGCGCGCTCGGAGAGCCGAGCCGCGAGAGTTCTGAGCGCATATGCTGCTTCCAATGGGACAACGCCGTTTCCGAGCAGGCGAAGCCGGTCGATGCGAGAGACCAAAGCGGGGGCCACCCCATCAGCCATTCGACAAACAGCGGGTTCAAGAAGCGGCGCGGCTTCGAGGACTCGTCGCCACTCGGCAAGGTCGTTAGGTCCGGGTGGGAAAGAACTTGGCCGGTCAAGGTCGGGTAGGGCCGCGTCTTGTCCCCGTGGCTGTTCTGATACTCGCCGACTTCGTTCGCTCGCGGCGTCATCCAAACATTGCGCGAGTTGTCGTTCGCAGGCGGCGTCCACAAGACGACCTGATCCTGAAGGTTGATCGTGTTGCCCCGCTGAACCCGCTTCAGCGCATTCTCGACCGAGACGCCCGTGCCGAGCGCATTTTCGTTCAGCGCCGTTGGCGTCCGCCAAAGGTGCGTCACGAAGTTCGGCAACTGATCGAGATGCAGCGCGCCCGAACTGTTGTCGAGATGGTCTTCGCTGTTCGGGGTCCGATAGTCCCGCATGGCCGGCGTCGGCCACCACGCCGTTGCCGTTTGCAGATTGAGGCCGCCTTCGCGTCCCTCCGTGCCCGCGCCGGTCGTCATGCTCGAAGTAGGCGTCGGCCAACACGGCGAGGACGAAGCAGCGCTCGCGCCGATGGCTTGCGCCAACTTCTGACGCCGTGAAAAGTCCGATCTCAGGTTCGTAACCAAGGCGGCAAAGATCACGCCAGACTCGTTCGAGGCCGCCCGACGTGACGAAGCCAGCGACGTTCTCGATGAAGACGAAGCTCGGACGCGATTGGACGATGATTCGGCGCGCTGCCGACCATAGGTCGCGCTCGTCATTCTCTCCGAGCCGAAGCCCGGCGACGGAGTGAGGCTGACACGGGATGCCTCCAATGAGGCAATCCACGACGCCACGCCACGGCCTGCCGTTGAAGGTGGTGACATCGCTCCAGACAGGCGCGTCATGAAGGAGACCTTGCCGCATCGCTGAGACCAGGTGAGCGACGGCGAATGCTTCCCTCTCCACGTACACGATGCCGCGAGCGCCTGGGATTGCCAATTCAAACCCAAGATCGAGTCCGCCGCCTCCGGTGCAGAGGGAGACAACGTTGAGTGGGGGACGTGCAGCCACATTCATGCGCCCGCCTTCGGCGCTTCGCGACCGGCGACATACTGGATATGGACATCGGCCTCGACCAACATCGACGCCGCGACATCCATGTCAGCCGACCATTGCGCGTCGTTGTCGTCGTGCGTGACGCAGACGATGCGGGAAATGCCGGATTGAATGATGGCGCGAGCGCAGTCGCTGCACGGAAACCACGGCAGAAAGATCGTGCAGCCATCGGTGCTCGTTCCGCGCCGCGCGGCGTTGAAGATGGCGTTGCGCTCCGCGTGCTCGGTCCATTTGTACTTGGCCGGGCGTTCATGGCGGGCCTCGACGTTGTCGTTCACGCCGCGCGGAAAGCCGTTCCAGCCGGTCGAGACGACGACGCCATGGCGCTCGTCAACGATCGCGCAGCCGACTTTGCGGCTGCGATCCTTGCTCTGCGTGGCAGCCAACGCGGCTTGGTCCATCCAATAGTCGATCCGGTCAGCCATCTCAGCGTTCCAAGCTCTTGAAGATCGGGAGCCTCAGAATGGCTTCTGCGGCATTGAGAGCGTCATGGCGCTCGCTGTCGGACGCCATGCCCCAACAGCACTCACGCAAAGCCTCTAGCGTGTAGGACGACCCGGCTGGCACCGGAAGGCGCGGGCCAATGATGCAGCGTGCAATGGCTGCGGTCGCTTCGCTCTCGGCCATCACATGGTTTCCGTGACGAAGCTGCCGGACACGGCGCGCACGCCAGCGATCACCGCGTCGATCCGCATGGTGATCTCCCAGGGGCGGAATTGGGCGTCGAGCAGCGCGAGCCCGACCGAGTCGATGTTGGGCGTCGCTCCGCGCGAGGTGGCCGCTTCGATCATCCGCTGCGTGGTGATGTCGTTGATGTCAGTGGGAGACATGCGTGGGGGCGTCCTGCAAGAGGGAGTGTTGATCGGGGTGGATGGTGGGCCGTCGTTCCTTCGGCTTGCCCTTGAAGCGGACCGGCTTGATCGCAGTCGGGTCGCGGAGGAAGGGGAAGCGTTCGTGGATGCCGGTGACGATCTCGATCAGCGCCGTGATCGTCTGCGGCATCGTGAGGCCGAGCTTGTCGGCGATCGGCTGAAGCTCTGCGCGGACTTCGTCGGGCAGCACCTTCGCGCGGGGCACCGCAACGAAGTCCCACCCGAGAAAGCCGAGCACGGCTTCGACCGACTCCAATCCAGGCCGGTTCTTCTTCCGCCACGCCTTGACGGAAGCCCTCCGCACGCCCGAGCCGATCTCGACTTCGTCATAGGTGATCCGCAGGCGGGCCATCTCTGCGAATACAAGCTTCACATGAGGGCCGACCCGCTCGGGCATAGTGACCGTGCGGCGATTTGCACGGTCGCGAGTGCGGCTACTCATGCTTCGGACCCGATGCCAGATCGGTCGCGATGTTCATCATCGCAATGACGCCGGTGAGATGTTCGTCGTCAGCCAGAAACAGGATGCGGCGATTGCGGGCGTCCGGATGAAGCGCAATGCTGCTCGCACGGAACGAGTTGAGCATCGTCTTCATGAAGACGCCGTTGATGCCGAACGCTGCGATCTCGCCGCTGATCGTCGCCTCGACCACGTCCACGCTGCCGCCGGTCGTGCCGCCGACTGCGATCACGAAGCCTTCCTCTGAACCGGCACACTGCAAGCGGTGGCCCAATTCCTTCGACGCGAAGGTTTCGAGCAGTGCGACGGTGCTCGCACACGATTCGCGGCTGACGACGATGCTCTCGGCAACCGGGTTGGAGACGAGCGGCAGATAGTTCGGATAGGTGCCAACCAACAGCGACGAGCAGAAGCGAGTCGTGTCGGTGTAGAAGAAGATCGAGTTCGAGTTGACGATCACGTTGACCGTGTCGGCATTGCGGAAGAGACGCAGCACCGAGCTAACCGTCTCGGATGACAGGATCACGCCGGGACGGTTGTCGTTCAGCGGCATGTCCTCCGCTCCATCCGGCACGGGCACAGTGGCCTTGAACAGGATCGTGCCGGTGGTGCCCACTGCCGCGAGGCGCTTGCCGTCGTCGGCGAAGTGGAGGAAGACGCCCTGCATCGGCGAGTTCGGGATCGTCGAAAGGGCTTGGGCGGTGTGGCCGAACAGACGGATCAGGTCGCAGCCTTCGAGCGCGAACTTCGCGCCGTCCGTGGCGTACTCGCGAGCAGGCCAGTCCTCTGCGGCGAGCGTCGGGAAGGTCGTGCGCGAACGGCCTGCCTTGCAGACCAGTTCGTACTTCGCCGTGTCCATCGTGATCGAGACATCGACGCCTTTCGGCAGCCGATCGACGACGGCCTTGAGCTTCATGGCGTCGATGGTCGTCGCGCCGTTGGCCTCGACTTCGCACTCGCCGAACGCCTCGACCATCATCTCGAAGTCGGTCGTGGCGATGGAGATCGCGCCGTCCTGGGCAATGATGCGCGCGTTGTTCGCGATCACGGCAGGCGAGTTCTTCGGAGCGCTCGATACGCCGCGAGTAACGATGTCGGCGAGTTTGTCACGGTTGATCTTGAACTTCACAGAAGGCTCCCTGATTGGACGTGGTAATGGCCGGTCTCGCCGACGTGCTCGACGCAGTCTTCGAGAGACGGGAATTTCGGATTGTGAAAAATGCGCAGCCGGTGCGCGGCTTCATCGAACAGGCCATCGCGAATCAGCGAGTCGATCTCGTGCGCGAAGGCGCAATCGGCAGCGGCGAGATGGCGGCGTGCGACCATTGGATCGCCCTCGGCCAAGGCCGCTTCCGCGCGCATGAGCGCAGTCCTGTCTTCACTCGACATGGCCTCACGCATGGGCGGAAGCCGTCGAGAGATCGACGGCACTGAACAGGTCGGTTGAGATGTCGAAGGGGTCGGGGAATTGAACCGCGCCGTCCAGGGCGCGCAGCTTCAAGGGGCGGCGCTCAAGAAGGGCGCTGCTCAGCGCGGCGATCATCCCGTTGGACCATCCCCGATCCGTGTAGAAGACCGAGTAATGAGCGACGGACCGCCACGCGAGACCGAGCGCGATGCCAAGCGCGCGCTCGTCTACGTTGGTGTCGTCGAGAACCTGAGTGAGAAGAAGGTGCGAAGCCTGGGCGCTTTCGCCGCGCAGGGCACAATCCTTGAGGCAACGCCGCGCATAGGCGACGTTTGCGAAGATGTCGCCAGCGTATGGCGACTCCAGAATGACGAGTTTGATGCTTTCCATAGTCCGTTGCCTCTCCCGAGCAGCAACGGACCATATGGGTGTCTATCCGTTATGTCAACGGATAGCGACGGACCATCCCTTAAAGTAATTCACAAGAACCAATGACACGCTCAAGCGACTTCACGTTTGATCGAGCGATGTCGATGACGTTTTCGCCATTTAGCATCCGCACACTGATCTTATCCGGCGAGATCGAGACGACTTCGCGGATTGCGACTCGGTCGTCTGACTGTCGGACGATCGCAAACCCGCCGTGAGCAACCGGCTTGCTGGGGCTCACGACCACGACTTCACCGATTCGATAGCGCGGAGCCATCGTGTCGTCGGGAACCGTCACCGCGTAGGTATCAGAGGGAGTCGCCAGCGGCGAAGTCCATGACGTGCGGCGGCTTGGGTTGAGGGAGAAGAAGCCGTCTGGATCGGTGAGACCGATCTGGAACAACGGGATCGTCGAGTTTTGCGGGGCTTCCTGCATCCGCATCCCAACCGGCGCGACGTTGGGCTCAGTAGTTCCGATTCGTGGGAGCGACTGCCTGCCGAAGAAGTAATTCACATCGGTATCGAGGATCGCCGCGAGCTTGCTGAGACCTTCGCGGGATGGGTTTAGCGATTTGCCCGCAAGAAGATCGTTCACGTAGCTGAGCCCAAGGCCAGCCCGGCGAGACGCTTCGTTCTTCGAAATCCCCTTGGCGGTTACGCGCTCTTCGACGCGGGCCTTGATAGTTTCTAGCTGCGGGTGCGGCCGTGTGGACGCCTTTGCATTCATGTTCCTTAACCCCCTGCGCACTCGACTGATCACCATGCGTTAGACCCTTCTTAGACCACGTCTTTCTGGATCGCTACCCGAAGCCCGGTGCTCATACCTGTGGGTAGCGACGGATCATCATCACGGATTTTCTGTTTTCATCCGTCGCCATCCGTTGACACCCCTAACCCGGTCCGTTACATAAAGTTCAACGGTTTCAGGAAAAAGTCGCCAACTGATTCGGCATAAAGCCGTAACGGCGACGGATGTCAAGCGGTAATCAACGGATGATCCACGTCAAGGAAACGCGAGAAGCGCTCGCGGCTAGGGTTGGGCATCTCGAACGCAAGTTCGCTGATCTCCGTCAATCCATGGTCGTGTCCACGGCTCTGCCGACGCAATGGCGTCTCACGCCGAAGGAGCGCGACCTGTTCCTTTCGCTGCTCTCGAACGAGACCGTCACGAAAGAGATGGCGCTGCTCGTTCTCTACGGAACCGAAGATCGTCCGGAACACAGTGTCGCAATGTTCATGTCCCGCGTCCGCGCGAAGACTGAAGCTCATGGCGTGACGATCGAGACGATCAATCGCACCGGCTACCGTCTCGTTGATCGGCTGGTGTGGGCGAAGACTTTGAAGCTCGACGCCGTCGAGCACTAACCGGGGAGCCTCATGGCGATCTCACTCAAGGGCAGCATCAAGAAGAAGTCGGCTGCCGAAGACCAACCGATCATCACGATCTATGGCGTGCCAAAGATTGGCAAGTCGTCGCTTGCCGCGGAATTTCCGCGTCCCGTTTTTATTCAGACGGCGGCTGGCGAAAGTGTCCCGGCGGGCATCGTCGCGGACACGATCGAAGTGCGCAGCTACAACGATCTGTGCGAGGCCATCGGCGCGCTCGTGATCGAGGATCACAACTACGCCACGGTGATCTTCGACTCGACGACCGGCCTCGAAAATCTGATCCGTGCGGAAGCGTGCGCCCGCAACGGATGGAAGAACATCGAGGACCCCGGCTACGGCAAGGGCTACAAGATCGCCGCGAGCATTTTCCTCGAATACATCGACGGCATCATGACGCTGCGTTCGCAGAAGCAGATGGCCGTGGTGCAACTCGGTCACTGCGACATCAACCGCTTCGAGTCGCCGACCACCGACCCGTACTCACGCTATCGCGTCAACCTGCACAAGGATGCCGCCGACATCATCGAAGCGAACAGCGACGTGATCGCGTTCCTCAACTTCAAGGCTTCGATCAAGAAGGTCGATGCGGGCTTCAACAAGCAACTCACCCACGCCGAAGGCGGCGGCTCCCGTTGGATGTTCCTCGAAGAGCGTCCCGGCTTCATCGCGGGCAACAGGTTCGGCATGCCTCCCGAGATGCAGTTCAAGAAGGGTGAGGGCTACGCTGCACTCGCCAAGTACCTTCCCGCTCCGCTCGCCGCAGCGGCCTGATTCACCAACGCCAACCCGACACTACCAACAAACGAACGCCATAGGAGATAATCATGGCACAACTGAACGTGAGCCTCGCCGACGTTAACGAGAAGGACGCAGAAGGCGGCGGCGGGCAAATCATCCCGCGCGACCGCTACCTGCTCAACATCATTGAAGGCGAGGTGAAGCAGAACTCGAAGCGCACCGGCGATCTCTTCGAATACAAGGCCGAAGTGGTGGAGGGCGAGTTCGCGGGCGTCAAGGTCTTCGGCAACATCAACGTCACCCACACGAACCCGACCGCGCAGAAGATCGGTCAGGCTCAGTTGGCGGCGCTCGCCGAAGCGACCGGCATCGGCAAGGCCAATCTGTCGGACACCGATCAGCTTCTCTTCCAGCCGTTCTACGCCGATCTGGATGTCGAGACCTACAAGGATCGCAACCAGAACGACAAGGAACGCATGGTAGTGAAGAAGTTCATCCACGCGGGCAACGCAAACGAGCCGCCGCCGAGCAAGGCTGCCGCGAACGACAACACCAAGCAGACCACGAACGCCGCGACCACCCCGGCGACGACGCCGAAGCAGACCGCGTCCCCGGCTCCCGCCCCGAGCGGCGGCGGCCGTCAGATGCCGTGGCAGCGCAGCGGCTAACACTTCCTCCCTGACTTGCTGCCGGGACCTCGGTCCCGGCGGTCTTCTCCATCCCCCCTGACAATTCAGTCTGCACAACGCGCTTCGGCGCGAACGATAGAGGCTTGCCTGATGGCTCCGTTGCCGCGTCCATTTAGCGCCACCACCGAAGCGATCTATGAGGCTTACGCGAAGTCGCGCGCCCAAGCGTGGGACTCGCTCGGCATCTCGATCTCGGTTCTCGGCGAAGAGTGCGAGCGCGCGCTTTGGTACAGCTTCCGCTGGGCGTCCAAACCGGAAGTCATCGACGGTCTGAAGGCGATCACGTTTGAGACCGGCGAGATCGAAGAGACGCGGCTGCTGAACGCGCTGCGCATGATCGGCTGCGAAGTGGACGAAGCCGATGAACGCGGCAAGCAATATCGCGCGACCGCGATTGCGGGTCATGTGCGCGGCAAGACGGACGGCAAGGTGCTCGGCCTGCCCGAAGCACCGAAGACCTGGCACGTCGTCGAAGCCAAGTCGATGAAGGATACCTATTGGGACAAGGTGAAGAAGGTGGGCGTCCGCGAAGGCTACTTCACCCATTGGGTTCAGTTGAACACCTATTGCCATCTCTTCGGCTTCGAGCGCGGCCTTTACATCTGCCGTAACAAGAACACTGGCGAAGTCTACAGCGAACGCATCGAGACCGACCACGCGGAAGCGATCCGGTTGCTCGCTCGCGCTGAGCGGATCGTCAAGTACGCGAACCCGCCGCCGCCGCTGCACAAGGACCCGAACGCCAAGATGGCGTTCAAGTGCCGTACCATGTGCAATCATCTGGCGATCTGCCATGAGCACTCGTTTGCTCGGCTGTCCTGCCGGACCTGCATTCACGCAACCCCCGAGATGTTCGGCGACGCGGCGTGGTCCTGCGCGCGCTGGAACAAGCCGCTCTCGCTCGCTGAGCAGAAGCAAGCCTGTCCTGCGCATCTCTTCCTGCCGTCGCTCGTTCCCGGCGAACTGATCGACGCGAGCGATGAAGAGGAATGGGCGCTCTACACGCTGCACGATGGGCGCGAATGGCGTGACGGCGTGAAGCCCGAGCCGCAGCGCACTTACTTCCATCATGCCGAAAGCGGCTCCGTGTTCTTCACGTTGCCCGGCGAGCCGGACCCCCGTGAGGGCGGCTTCGATGGCGGGCTCTGCGAAGAGATCAGCTTCGAGGACTTCATCAAACTTACCGATCACTACGCCTCACAAGGGGAATGACGCGCATGTCCTACTATCCGAAAGCTGTTCGCTTCATCGAGTCGACTACCGAGCAGTGCAAGTTCTTCCTGCCGGGGCAGTCCGGCATGGATGGCCTCGTTTGCGGCGAGACGACCGATACCGAGCGCTCTTACTGCGATTGCCACCATCGCCGCATCTATCAGCCGGGCTCCACCCCCAGGGTGTTCTTCATCGACGCATCGTCGCAGGACGCACCCGGCTTCACGGACCATGAGCCCGATCTGACTGAGGTTCTGCAATGACGCCGCAGTTCTTCTACGCCGATCCGGCGTGGACATTCGAGACGTGGTCCGAAGAAGGCAAAGAGCGCTCGCCTGAAGAGCACTATGATTGCATGTCGCTCGAAGACATTATGGCGCTGCCTGTCCGGCAGATCGTCCCTGATGACGCGGCGTGCGGTCTGTGGGTCATCGACACGATGATCGACAAGGGCATCGAAGTCCTCAAGGCGTGGGGCTTCGATTACAAGACCGTGCTGTTCTACTACGTCAAGGTCGGCAGGGCTCTGCGTCCGCATATGGGCATGGGCTATTGGACGCGCGCCAATCCCGAGATTTGTCTGTTCGGCACGCGCGGAAAACCGCAGCGCAAGGGGAAGGGCGTCGAGCGCCTGATCCTCGACCTCGACCCCAATGAGCGCACGATCCTCGCGCCTCGGGGCGAGCACTCTGCGAAGCCGCTCGACGCTTACAACAGGATCGAACGGCTGCTCGACGGTCCCTACCTCGAACTGTTCGCACGTCACGCCCGGCACGGCTGGCACCAATGGGGCAACGAAGTCGGCAAGACCGGCGGCGTCCCGAACCTCTTTCACCTTCCGGGTCATCCGGCCCGAGCAGCCAACGACAACTCACTTTTTGCGGGAGCTATGTGATGGCGTTCCAGCTTCGCTACTATCAGCGCGACGCGATCAATGCTGTCTATGACTATTGGACGAAGAAGCCGGATGGAAATCCCTTGATTGTGATCCCGACCGGCGGTGGAAAGTCGCCAGTGCTCGGCACCATCACAGAGGAGATGATCGGGTTCGAGCCGCAGACCCGCATCGTCATGGCGACGCACGTCTCCGAGTTGATCGAGCAGAACTACGCCGAGTTGATGGGCCTTTGGCCGTTCGCCCCAGCGGGCATCTTCTCGGCTGGCCTCCGTCGAAGGGATGCTCATTCGCAGATCATCTTCGGCGGCATCCAAACTATGTGGCGGCACGCCGATCGTATCGGCCACGTTGACCTTCTGATCATCGACGAAGCCCACATGCTGCCGCCCGACGCGGAGACCATGTACGGCAAATTCATCGCGGCGTTGAAGCGGATCAATCCCAGGCTGTTGATCCTGGGCCTGACCGCAACTCCGTATCGCACCAACTCAGGCATGCTGACGGACGGCGACGACGCGATGTTCGACGCCATCGTGTACGAAATCTCGATCCGCGAGCTAATCGAGAAGGGCTTCCTCTGCCCGTTGGTCTCGAAAGCGACGGCCACCGCGAAGACGATGGTCGATCTGAGCAAGCTGCGTCGCGCCGGTGGCGAGTTCACGGACAAGTCGTTGAAGGCGGTCTTCGACAAGAGCGAGGTTACGGAGGCTGCGGTCGATGAGATCATTGGCTTCGCGTCAAGCAACGAGAGGCCGCGGAAATCATGGCTCTTGTTCTGCGCTGGCGTGGAACACGCACTGCATGTTCGCGATGCCATTCGCGCGCGCGGCTACTCTTCTGAGACGATCCACGGCGGCACCGACAAGGGTGAGCGCACCGATATCCTTGAAGCTTTAAAGGCCGGGAAGCTCACGTCCGTCACGAACTTCGGTGTGCTCACGACCGGGACCAACATTAAGCGCATCGACCTGATCGCGCTGTTGCGGGCCACGGATAGCACGCAGCTCTATGTCCAGATGTGCGGGCGCGGCACGCGCCTCCTGGGCGACACGATCGAAGAGTCCATCCGCAACGGTAAGGAAGACTGCCTCGTTCTCGACTTCGGCGGCAACGTCCGAAGGCACGGGCCAATCGACTGTGTGCAGATCAAGAAGCCGGGGAAGGGCGCTGGCGAGGCCCCGGTGAAGGAATGCCCGCAATGCCACTCGCTGATCTTCGCAGGTCTCAGCGAGTGCCCCGACTGCGGTCACAAGTTCGAGCGCGACCCCGAGAAGAACATCAAGCAAACCGCAGACGTGACGCCGATCATGTCAACGTCGAAGCCCGATTGGGTGCCGGTAAAGCGCCGCACGTTCTTCCGCCATGACAAGCCGGGTGGCACTCCGAGCATCCGCGTCGAGTACCTATGTGGCTCGGTCTCTCACAAGGAATGGATTTGCCCTGAGCATCAGGGCTTCGCTCGCGTGAAGTTCGAGAAGTGGTGGCGGCAGCACACGGGCAACGACAACGCTCCGTTCTCGATCCAAGAGACGTTCGATCGCGCCAAGGAATGCCGCGAGACGAACGAGATCATGATCAAGGCGAACGGCAAGCATTGGGAGATCGTCGCGCGGAAGCTGGGCGAGATTGCGCCTGAAGGCGAGTCCAAATCGTCGGACTCGGTCATGCCTCCGCGTGACGAGATGATTGCGCTCAATTACCAACTGAACGGGAAGCCGGAACGTGCGGCCGAACATCGTGCGGCGGTGGCAGCGCGCAAGCCGTGGCAGACCGCTCCGGTCGCGAACGACAACTCGCGCGCCGTGATGCCTGGGCACGTCAAACCGGCGGCGACGGTTCGGGCCACTGCTCCGTGGAATGCACAGATCACGCCGCCGTTGCCCAAGACGAGCCTCGCGCCTTGGGACAAGCGCGATCTTGATCTCGACGACGACATTCCGTTCTGAGCGCGCATCGTGGGGAACTTTCACAAGAAGCTTCGTCGCAACGAGTCGTTCAAGAAGCTGAGCGACTACCTCAACCAACACGGCTACCCCTTCGAGCCGTTCCAAGCTGGAAAGCATCCGTATCTTGTCGTCCAACTCGGCGAGGGGAAGAGCGTCAAGTTCTTCTTCCCGTCGAGCGCAAGCGACTGCCGATCTGCCGACAACTGCGTGTCGCAGATCAAGCGGGCGATCCGCCAACGACTAGCGAGCAACGACAATGCGCGTGTTTGACAAAGAGCCGGTGTGCTGCGGCGTCTGCCGCCGCGAGGCAACCGGCATTGGCTATATGCCGCCCGGCACCAAGGGACGGCAGCCGGTCCTTTGGCTCTGCGAAGAGCCGCAATGTATCTCACTCGGAAGGGGAATCTTTCACATGATGCCAAAGACGCTGAGCGCCACCGAAGCGCTCGCACTTCAGGACGCTGGCGCTGATGCCGGTGCGTACCTCGAACGGTTGGGCAAATTCAATCTGTCCGAATTGTCCGAGAAGGAATGGACGAACTTCCTCACCACCATCCTGAACTCATACGGCGACAACATGCGTAAGCGCGTGACCAACGCCATTGCTCCCTTCTAAGGACGCCAGACGATGACCGAGTCACCCTTCGCCCAAACCGGACCGGGCCTGTTCGAGAACGGCTACAACCCGTTGCCGATCATGCCGAACAGCAAGTTGCCGGGGCAGTACGCCGACGATAGCTGGCGCGCCTACAAGGGCTGGAACGACTTCTGCACCACGCGGCCGAGTCAGTTGCAGGTCAACTATTGGTCGAAATGGCCGAACGCCGGTGTGGGCGTGGCGTGTGGCCTTGGCTTGATCTGCATCGACATCGACTTTGAGCCCGCGATGGATGCGATGCTCGCCATGCTGCCACCTTCGAATGTGCAGAAGAAAGGTCGCAAGGGCATCTCGCTCTTCTATCGCGGCAACACCGATCAGATCAGGTCGCGCAACTTTCGCACGCCGGACCGCATCGGCCTTGTCGATCTGCTCGCCGAAGGGAAGCAGACCGTGTTGCCGCCCTCGATCCATCCCGAGACCGGGGAGCCCTACTATTGGTGGACGGACGACACGCTGCTCGACGTGCGCCTCGACCAACTCACGGAGCTTCCTGACGACATCGCCGAACGCATCGGCGAAGTCCTGAAGGCGTATGGCTATGACCCGGTGACGGAGCGGCGCTATGAGCCGCCGACCGACATCCCCGATGTCAGCCAGATTCATTCGACCGACTTCTTCCGGCGGCTGAACGAAGACGCGCTCTCGAACCTCCATGCCTGGGTGCCGAAGCTGGCGCTGCCGAAGGGCCGCTGGCTCGGGGCGAAGTATCGGGCCGTCGCGCCGTGGCGGTCATCCGGCTCGGGCCGTCCCATGGCGAAGCGCCACCCCAACCTGTCGTTCGATCCGAGCGGCATTCAGGACTTCGGCACCATGGAGACCTTCACGCCGATCAACGTCGTCATGAAGGCGATGGAGCTTGGCGAGCCCCAGCGTGACGCCGCCGTTCAGTGGCTTGGCGAGCAGCTTGGCTACAACTTCGGTGTCGAGATCGACCTGCGCTCGCGCCGGAAGGAAGCCGAGCAGATGGCGGCAGCCGCAGCCCGCGACGCGGCCAAAGACGCGGAGCGCGAGGGGCAGCCGATCTTGCTGTCCACGCCCGACCTGGCCGGACCGTCCTGGGTCGAGCGCCAGATGTCGGCCGGGCTTACGCCCTGGGTGAAGACCGCCCCGCCGCAGCCGCATCAGGTCGCGGCTCTTGCGAAGGTCAAGAGCACCCCCGCCAAGGCCGCTGCGGAGCCCGCTGGTGAGCCCGTCGCAGATCCTTCCAATGCTGCCGACCATCCCGAGACCGCGCCCACGATGGCGGAATTGGAAGCCCTGTGCCATCCGCCGGGGTTGGTCGGGGACATCATGGATTGGATCACGGCGTCAACGTCGAGCCCTTCGCGGCCGTTGGCCCTGGGGCCTGCTCTGGGCTTCGTGGGGACGCTCGCCGGGCGTCACCACGCCGGACCCACCAACCTGCGCACCAACCTCTACATCGTCGCCCTAGCGCCTTCTGGATATGGCAAGGACCACCCCCGCAAGGCGTTGTCCCGGCTGGCGGTGGAAGCCGGTCTCGATCGCTACATTGGGCCGGAAGGCTTCCTGTCCGACTCGGCGCTCCGCAAGACGATCGAGCACAACCCGTCGCAGTTGTCGATGATGGACGAGTTCGGCGGCTTCATCGCGAAGATCATGGACCGGCGCGCCGGGACGCATCAGTCGAGTATCCGTCAGATGCTCATGCAGTTCTTCACGTCGGCCGATTCGCTCTACAAGGGAACTGCGTCGGCGGCCGAAAGCGCGACGCCGATCTACAACCCGAACTTCTCGATCTACGGAACCAGCACCCCTCACGACTTCTGGCCCGCGATGTCCGGCAAGGGCATCTCGGACGGCTTCCTGCCGCGCTGGCTTGTGCTGACCATCATCGGCGATCCCGTTGATGGCGTAGAGCCGACGATGACCCTCGAACCGCCGACGAAGCTGATCGAGGATTGCCGGGCGATCATCACCCACAACGGGGCGGGCAACTTGGGCGATTCGTCGTCCAGGCCGATCCTTCGGCCCCGCGTGGCCGATTGGGGCGCCGGCGCTAAGGAACGGTGGATGGAGTTGCGCACGGCCTTCAAGCGGCGCGGCGAGGCGTGCTCGCCCGATCTGGCGGCCCTGTGGACCCGCTCGATGGAAGTTGCCCTGCGCGTGGCCCATATCGTCGCCATTGGCATCGACCCCATCCGGCCGGTCCTCACGCGCGATCTGGTTGATTGGGCGGCGAAGCTGATGGACCTCTCGACTCGGTCCTGCATCGTCGAAGTCAGCGACCGGCTGGCTCTCAACGATAAGCAGGCCGAGTACCTGAAGGTCCGCCGCTGGATCAAGGAAGCCGGGTCGGCTGGCGTGACCAGCTCGGTCCTGAAGAAGATGGTCAACGGCGAGTTCGATCTGAGGCGGCTGAACGACATCACCCAGCAGCTTCTCGAGTCGAAGCAGATCGAGCAGCGGTTCGCCTCGACGCCCACCGGCGGCCGTCCGTCGCATCGGTGGTTTGCCGTACAATGAACGCTTAGGATTCATAGCTTTAACGATGCACCTTCTCGAAGGCTGGAATCCGGAGTAAAAGTTCCCATGCTTTGGTCTAGCTTTCGGAGAGGGATCGTTGAGAAGGGTCAACGCTATTGTGGCAGCTTGCATGCTGCTAACTTTGGGGCAGTCAACCTATGCTGCCAGTGTTTTTGATATTGTGGCAGGTAGCATCAATCCTAGGGCTCTTGAAGCTATAGAGAAAGCGCAGCGAGACACTGCGAAGGCGATAGAGAAGACTGCGGAGGAGAATGCCGCAAAGACGACGGCTCCCGTGGACGCGAAAGCAAAGGTCGTGCTGCTTCAATCGTCCACAGATGGGGTCTTAGGGCAGCTCAGGACCGTTCCTCTGGAAAAGCTGTATGGCCTCAAGGTCGCTCCTGACATTTGTACCTTGGGTCTCGTCAACTGTGGAATTTTGGAGAGCAATGGCGTTCGACCATTCGTCGATCTCGAAATTGACAGGCGAAAGGCGACGTTCGAAGTTGAGGATAAGAATCGCTCGTTTTGGGTCTCGGTGGCCAGCCTCGCGATTAGCGTGTTGGCTGTGGTGATCAGTATTCTTGCCTTCAGAAAAGAAAGCGCCCCCAAGCCTCCGCCCCCTCGAAAAAAGAGGGCAGCGTAACGAGATAGAAAAATGCCCGCTGCGAAGCGGGCTTTGTCGTCTGAGGTGGCGAGGTGACGATCAGCTATCGTCGCGCCCGAGCGCTGCGACGAAGCTCTGTATCGCGATGGACTCGGGCGTCGAGTGAGCTACGGGAGCGACGCGGTGCTTCATGGCTTCGGCGAAATGGTCGATGGCGATTGCGCCGTCGCTCATGGAGATGTCGCCGTTGGCGCGAGTGATGATCGCTGTGGAACCGCTGAGCCCGATCAGGATCGCGATGATCAGGGCGGGGGTCCGCATCATGCTCAAAGCCTTCGAGCGAACTTGTGAGTTCGCGTAGAACGTCAGGGCCTTCGCGCACATTTCGCTGTCACTTGGCCCAAGAGTCACTTCTTCCCCAACACCCAGCGCCACGGCAAGCGCGAGTGCGTCACCCCTATTGATCACGATTTTATTTTCCCTTGTTACCGCAACTGTTCCGGACTTTGCGCCTTGAGTTTCGTCCCCGACCCCAAGGCACGGCGTTTGCGCCGTGTCTGGAGGTAATTAGGCAGGCGACGGATCATCCGTCAATGTCAAAAGGTACATACCCCGAAAATTCTGTGGCGTACCCGACACGAAGATTAATTCTGAAAGCGCTTAGTGCGCAGTCGCCCCACGCATGACCTTGCGGCCGTAGGCCGTGCATGACGGACGTGCATAAATGCCGCGCTGATAGAGGCTCACGCCTGCGCAATCAGCGCCGCCCTTCGAGATCGCGATGCGCAGGTAGAGCATCCCCGCGCGCAGGCCGGTTGAACAATCGTACAGGTTCCCGGTGATGCCGATCTCGCGCGCCGTGGTCGGCTTGACCTGCATGATGCCGCGCTCGCCTGCGCTGCCGCGAAGGTGGCAGTTGTAGTTGCTCTCGACCTTGACCACGGCATGGGCGAGGGCACGCGGAACTCCCTGGGCGTCCGCCGCAGCATCGACCATGGTTCCGAGATTGGACCCGAAGGCGGGCATGGCGGTTCCCATCACGGCCGCGACTGCGACCGCGCTGATGAGGCGTTTCATGTTCTGTCTCCTATTAGGCCGCTACGGCTTCACACTCGAAGCGCTTGGCCTCATCTCGGCGACGCATGTTCTCTTTGTGCGTCACCATCTCCAGGTGATCCGGGTTGACGCATCGGCGCGCCCGGCAGCGGTGATCGAGTTGCTTGCGAGGGGGGATCGGACCATGTTCGAGCACGTACATTACGATGTGAACGGCCATGGTGCCGCCATCGAGAGACATGCGTGCGTAGTCCTTCCCCCTTCCCTTGCTTCCCGACGTTGGTCCCGTCCACAAGTGGCACGGGGTGTCGAGAGGCCCTTCGACGATCTCGACGCGAGACATCACCTTCTCGCGAATCTTCTCCCTGCGCGTGCTCATTCCAATCGCCCTTAAGCGCGCGCCTGCCGCGTCTTGAACGCCTCGATCTGAAAAGCCCGGCTTGCGGGAGTGTCGTCGATACGCCAAGGCATGCGAGAAAGGGCAGCGCGCGGCTGCCCTCCCTCGACCCAGGTGTGAAGTAGTTCGCAGAAGGGGGCTCCATCTGCGCGAACGCGGTTGACGATCTTCACTGCCACGTTGGTCATGATGCGAGCGGCGGTCATTGCGCTTCGCTCCACGGCGTGGAAGCCCGCTTCCAGAAGGGACCGTCCGCCTCGACGAACATCGTGAGCAACTTGATGAATGCTAAGTCGGTCACTGCCGGGCCGGTATTTCCCTTTTCGTCATCGCCGCCGATGATCAGTGCCTTGCCCGCGATGGCGTCGTGGAGGCCAGCGATACGGAAGCCACGCCTCGGGTTCTTCAGCTTGCCTTCGTCGTCGATCATCATCAGGTCATGGCCCGCCAGCACCCGCAATCTCAGTTCGGACAGGCACGTCACCGGCATGGTTTCGTGCGAGAGCGCTGAGTAGAAGTCGAGATAGTGGTCGAGGATCAGGTCAACGTGCTCGACGACGCAGCGAAACGGATCGATCAGGATAATTCGGACAGGCGATGTCATTACGCGGCGTCCTTTTTGGTAGTGACGCCAAGGGCGAAGAGCTTCTGATCGACGACGGCGATCTGCTGTTCCAGAATCAACAACATCTCGGGCCGCATCTTCGCGCAAATGTCGGGGCGCACGTCGGTCCCCCCGAGCCTGATCGTGTGGCCTAGACCTGCCTTAGTCTTCAACGAGATCAGGTAGTCGCGCTCCTTCATCAGCTCAGCGACGGCGTGGAAGTTCTCAAGTTTCATGGTCGTTAGTCCCCAGGTGATCCAGTCCATAGATGCGGCGGAAGGCGTCGTGATCGAGATCGTTTGCATCGATCTCGACGACGCTCGGTGGAAGGGCGCGGTCAGGATCACGTTCGAGCGCGATCCCATCCATGTTGATCTGACCGCCCGTCATGAAGACGTGGTCATAGCCATGCTTGCGAAACTCTTCGGCGATCTCTGAGAACGCGGCCTGAGAGACGCGCATCTTGACGAGCGTCCTCATGCTGCCGCCTGTGCTGCGGCGAGCGCCGAGTGGCCCGCCTCGGTGAATTGCCACGTAAAGCCGCTGTTGCCCTCGCGCTTATCGCTGCGCGTGAGCCATCCCTTGTCGGCCATCGTTTGAAGGCGGTTGGCGATGACATAGGCGGTCGGCGGCATCCCGCCGTCGCGGACGCGCACTTCCCACATGCGCTCGACTTCACGGTAGACGTGGAACGACTTCGGCACCGCGACCCTGGAAAGGGCCGCGAGCACGTCGAGTTCGGTCAGGTACAGCCTCATGACCCACCGTCCACAAGGTAGGCAGCGCGCAAGGCGGTGAGGCGCTTCTGACTGTCGGCGAGCGCTGCTTCGAGTTCAGCGATGCGGTCGTTCTGTGCGCGCTCAGTGAACGCAGCGATCTCGCGGGCCAGATCGGAGCGTTCCGCGGTGATGTAGGCGAGGCCCAATGACTTCTGCCGGGCATCGGCCTGTTGCACGTAGGTACGATCGACGAACGACTGAGCCCGCGCGAGCAGGCCGGGTTCGGGCATCTCGTCAGCGGTGACGAAGCGATAGCGCTCGCCGTCACGGACCCACTTGCCGTCGCAGACTTCAATAGTCTGCGGGAAGGGTTCGTCGCTCTCCCATCCGAACAGCTCGCGCAGCTCGGTCTCGCTCGCGGTGTCGACGCCGCGCTCAGGCACGGGCTCGCCGATGGCGACGGCCTTGGCATCGATCAGCTTGCGCATGCGATCGGCGGCGAGGCTGACGATGGCCTGGATCGGAATCCAGCACTCGACGGCTTCAATGTTCGCGTCGGCGAGATCGTGCGATGCACGCATGAGCCGGTAGGCGAAGTCTTCGTCGTTCAGCTTCTCAAACCACGCAGCGTCGCGACCCTCGCGGTAATACGTCTGCGCTTCGTCGTCTTCGTCGTCGATGCGGAAGGACACGAAGAAGCGGGTTGCCAACTGGCGCGCCACGGTATTGAGGCAGTAGGGGGCGGGGGCGTGCTTGGCGATCTCGTCTCCGATCAGCTTCGCGACCGCCTCGATCAGCGCGTCGGGGATGCCCGACTTGTAATTGGGGTTGATCGCGACGTAGTGGGTCGGGATGCGCAAAGCGCGTTCGCTGGTGGTCATGATCAGGCTTTCAGTTAGAGGCTGCGAGGCTGGTGTCGGTGAGGAAGTCGGCGACGGCGTCGTGAGCGACTTCGCGGGCCGTCTCGAAGCGGCCTGCATCGATCGCATCGCGGACAGCAACGAGACCGGCCCTGTAGAACACTGCGTCTTGGGCGTTGCGCGCGCCGGTCTCGATCAGCACGTCGATGTTGGAGCGCAGGATGTCGTTGTCCGCCTTGGTGGCGGTCTTTTCCTTCAGATCGAACCAACCGAAGAAGAGCAGCGACACGGTCAGAACGCCGAACAGCACGGCGAGCGGAGCGCTACCGAAGAGCGCGGAGTCGATGGTGGTCGAGATGCCGACACCGGCGAAGACGATCGATGCGTAGAGACGAAACATGGAGGTGTGACTTTCGTGAGGGGATGAACCTGCAAGGATCGCTTGCAGGTTGGGGAGGGCTCAGGCGGCGATGGCGGGGGTGAAGACGAAGGCGGCGGGGAGCCGTTTGCCGAGCGCCTTGGCACCGGCGGCGGTGACGCAGAAGACGCGCATGGAGCCGTAGTCACGCGAGGGATCGCGAACCATGTAGCCCTTGCCTTCGAGGCGTCCGGCAACCTCGATGTCGCTGCCGGTGGCGTGGCAGGCGACGTGGTTGCGGTTGACGGAGTTGCCGTGTTCGAGCCCGAGCGCGCGGCGCGTGAGCATCATTTCGTTGTGGGTGAGCAGGAAGGCGGTCGTGGTCTCGGTCATCGTCTGCGCTCCCTTCAGCCGAATAGGGCGTTTTGGTCGGTGTGCATTGCTGGCGGCGCGGAGCGACGCGGCTTTGCAGTGGTGGTGGGCTGGGGGAGATCGACGGCGGTGAGGCTGTCCTTGTGGCGAAGGACGTGAGCCGTCATGCCGCTCACGTTCTTGCGGCGGTCCTTCAGCTTGATCAGCGTGCCGGTCTTGACGAGTTCCGAGACGCGGGGACGGATCGCCAGAACGCTCTCTCGAAGCTGGGTGGCGATCTCGTCAGCGGTCAGCCGGTAGCCGTTCGCCATGAGGGCGGTGATCGCCGAACGCAGCTTCGAGGCCCGCGTCACGATCTGCTCGGCGGCGTCCTTCGAGGCCCCACCGCCCTTCGATCCCGGCGACTTCGGATAGTTCTGAGACATAGGCAAAGCTCTCCCGTTCGCCCCGAAGGGCGCTTTCCAGATCAGCGATTTGCGGATGGTGTTTCCCGACCCCGACCGGCCTGAATCAGGTCGGTCCCGCTGGAATCAACGGATAGCGAAGGATGATCCGTTGCGCAAGGACTTTGAGAGGACTATCGACGGAACAGCGTCGGATGGCGCTCGGAGCAGGCCATGTTGGCGAATTAGGGAGGCTCGATAATTCGCACTTCCATATTATGTTTTGGAGGACGGTTTGGGTTTTGCGTCGAAACGCCCGCAAAACTAAACCCCCCGCTTTTCGCAATGGCTGGGGGACCATTGGAGGGTATCACCTATATGTATAATAGTAATATATAGGTGTAATATATTCTTCTAAAGATATGACATGAGGGGGTTACTTCTATATGTAGGGGGCAAACCCCGGAAATCGGCCCTTGATGTTACGCCGACCAACGGATAGTTCCGTCGAATCGACGGATGGAGTTGATGTTTTCCGATGCGCAAAAAGGTCATGTCTGAGTGGGACGCTAAGGCGGCCTATATCAAGGTTCCTGACGACGGCCTGTCTCTCGTTGGCTTCGCCAACGCCTTGCCGTGCCATCCGAGCGAGGCTGAAACCATCGCCCGGTATCTGCACCGGAAGAAGCTGGTATGGCTCTCGATGCGCGCTGGGCACGGCAAGGTGTTCCCAGCGGCGATGCGCCCCGGTCGTGGACGGCCGAAGGCTCTCGGTGTCGAGGATCGCCCGCTGCTCGATCCTGATCTCGCCCGGTTCCTCGGGACGGTGCATCCGATCTTCCTGAAGATCAGGCTGCTGCTCGGGAGCGATCCAGGCGGGGCATGGAATGAGCATCAGGCGCTCAAGGCTGAGATCAAGTTCGCCGTCGCCGTCGAAGCCACGAAGCTCACCACGGCCTGCCGGGCGTTCCTCGCGAAACACCCCGCCATTCCCGTTACGGCGCTCCGTGGTGCGCTCTGGCTCGACCGGCCTCACACGATGCCCATCGTCGCGCAGACGCAGCCTGACCTCGCCATGGCTGGCTCAGAGCAGCTCCAGGCCGAGAGGCCGAAGGGGAGGCCGCGTCTAGCGAAGAGCCTCACCGACGAAGAGCGGATGATCGCCTACATCGAAGCCGCCGGACCGGCTGGCATCGCGGCGTATGAGATCGTGAACAAGGGCAAGATCGCTCGCGACCGTGTCGAGCGGATCGGCGAGATGTTCGAGAACATGGGGACCATCCGGTCGGCGGTGGTCCGGCTGTCCGATCGAGGGCGGAAGGGAACGCGGTACTTCATGCGCAAGTACGGCGAGCCGGTGATCGGGGAGGGTGGTCGGCTGATCGTCGTCTAAAGTCGGCGAATAAGCGACTTGATCCAGATCATCGATTGCTCGATTGCCCAATCGGTTTGAGGTTCAGTCAGGCTGGGCATCGGTGCTGATCCAGGGCCGTGTCCTAACGGATTGCGAACCTTTGAAAAGAAAAGCTTGAGCATGTCGGTTTCCCATACTTCGATCAGTTGCGCTCCACGAAGATTGTCTACGAAGTTAGCTGCGCCCTTCTCCTTGCCGTTCGTCAAATTCTTCTCGTCTGAAATGATCTTGATTGTGCTTTCGAGCGACTTCGCGGCATACATGGCCGCGTCGCGACCGCCGGTATCTCGCAAGTCGATAGCTTCTTTCATGTCATGATCAACGTTACGCCACTTGGGAGCGGCCACTAATGTCCAAAATGGCGTCTCAATCTGGTCTCCGATCTTCTGGTCTTCGGAGAACTGTATGAAGCCATTGTGGTAATGCAGCTTGCAACCTGCCTGACGGAAGCGCGCGTTCAGTTCGATTACAGCCGTTTGAATTTTAAGATTGGCTGCCGCATTTTTTGCTTTCTCATTATCGACGGACGCCGATAGTTTGCCGATGCCCCCTCTGCGCTGATCGCGCAACTTGGCCTGGGCTATTTCCTTTGGCAGATCGGCGTTAAGTTGAGCCACCCAGCTCTCGTGAAACCGAAAGCCGATTTCTACTAAGCTAAGTCGTTCCTTTATGAAGCGGTCCGCCGGTATTGTGCCATCGAAGGTCGCTAACATCCAAGTTTCGCACATTTTGACCACGGGGTAGAACCCGCTGCGCCAAAATTTCTGTGCGTCAAAGTAGCCCCATGCGCTGGGGGACAACTCCTGAAGGCCAAGCTCTCTCGCCAAGCTATCATGCATGGCTTGCCAGCGCGCCCTTCCGATTATGTCTTCGTGGCCACCAATGTAGTAAGGGCAAATTTGGTTGAGAAGTTGATAGCCCTGTGTAATGAGGCGACGTGACTCCTCAGTAAAGTAATCCCACACGACCGGCTGAAGGTAGCGGTGGGCAAAGATGTCGGTCAGCATTTCCCAGGGTCCTCAGACGCAAATCTGCACCGGCGGATGCCAGATTGTAGAAATCGTACGATTCGCAACTGTCAAGATACACCGTTCCGGGGCGGCGATCACCTATGGCGGGATACCGGATCGGTCTCTCCCGACGCGGTGATCTGCGCGAGCATTCGCGCATGGAAACTCGCATCGTCAACACCATCCCCGAGTGGCGCTATCAGGCGGAAGTCATCGCGCGTCTTCACAAGCTCGAAGACGATGGCCTCCCGTTTACGTGTGCCGGTGATATGAACCGAGCGCGTCGCAATCGTCGCGAGCGCATGGAGGCCAAGGTCACGGGCCTCACGGCGGGTGAGCCCGACGTTCGCGTTTATATCGCTGGCGGCGTTCTGCTCAGCTTCGAACTGAAGACGCCGACCGGATCGCGCTCGAAGGATCAGAAGGCGCGACACAAGAAGCTGATCGACCTCGGCTTCGAGATCATCACCGTCAAGGCTGCCACCCCCGAAGCGATGGCCGACCTGATCGAGGCTGAAGTGCGAAGGCGGCTGCCCTGATGCAGATCACGCTGACGCTCACGAAGGGGATGCTCGACCGGCTCGATCAGCTTCGTGATCGCAGCGTCAACACGGCCACGGCAAAAGCGCTAACCTTCACCGCGAAGGATGCGCAAGCGGCGCTGAAGGCTCAGGTCCCAGGCATCTTCGTCCTGCGTCGCAATTGGGTGCTCAGCGGCATCCGCATCCGGCCTGCCAACGGCAACAACCTCACGGCCGTCGTCGGCTCGATCGACAAGTACATGGAGCGCCATGTCATCGGGGCGGGCAAAGAGAAGCAGCCCGACAACGCGCTCTCGATCCGCTCCAAGCGCGCCGCCGGCAGCGGCCGTCTCGCCACCGGCGGCATCCTGATCAAGCCATACGGGTCGATCGGCAGCGCGCCGATCCACACCGTTGTCCGCCGCCAGTTGAAGCGCGTGGACACGCAGAAGCGAAAGACGTTCCAGATCGTGTCGGGCAAGAAGGTGCTGATTGTCCGCCGTAAGACGAAGAAGCGGCTGCCTCTGCAAGTCCTAGCCGTGCTCCAGGGGAGCGCGACGATCAACGAGCATTGGGATTTCCTCGGGACCGTGTCCGGCGTCGTCCAGGCACGCTTCCCGCAGCATTTCTATCGCGCGGTGGTCAATGCAGCGACGCGGTAGAGGCTCAATGACCAAATCGACTCCCACCCCCTTCATCCGGGAAGGTTCATGAGCGAAATGACTCCCACCCCCCCCTATGGCCTAAGCCCATGCGCGTCCTGATCCTGACCATCGCGCTCGGGGCCACGTTAGGCCAGGTCGCCGCCAGATCGGGGCCGGGCCTCGACGCCATCAACGCGCGAGACATAGCCACCGACCGCATCGAGTACGAAGTCACCCACTGGCACCATGACGACGCATCACCAATCGACCGCGACTACCGGCCTGCTCAGGATCAGCGCACCGCACTTCTGCGCTGGGGCGGATGTCACCGGCGGGATCGTGTCCGGCACCATCGCGCCCATCATCAGCTACATGCGGGGATGGCAGATCGAGCGTGTGAGTGCCTATTGTCGCTTGAAGCGATGGGAGCTATTAGTTCGTGGCGCGGACCACGCGGACCACCACGCGGAAAACTCGCGGGGAAAAAAATTTTTAGGCGGCGAGTTCTCCTTACACAGAACCGCCGCCTCGACGTTTTGGTCAAAATACCTCGTTAGGTCGTCACCGATCCCAAAAATGGGTCCGGATCGATGTAGAAAATCCTTCTCGCACGCAACAGGACGTGCCCGAAGGTCCCGCTTTCGAGGGGGGCGCCAGCGGGCAGAGATGCCCCGCCCATGCGCGTTCTCACTTCGGAGGCTACGCGACACCGGACGAATGGCGCGCCTCTGTACGGGCTCCTAATCGCGTTTGGAGTGCGGTTGCAAATCGCGAGCGGCACCGCGTCGCCGCGCCTCGAAAGCGCAACTAAGCGACTACTTCTCACAGACTTGTGATCACGCGCGCGCTCGCAACCGCGCCAATCGAGACGCGGCGGACCGTGACGCGCGACGCTACAGCCGCGCCGCATGCGCTGATTCCCTCCTATCGATGGTGCCGAAGGCGCATAGCGAAACGGCCGAACAAACAAGCGCGGCCGTTCTTCCTATGCGTCGCGGCGTGCAACAGCCTTGCGAAGGTCTGCAATCAGCTTGGACTCGGGCACGTCGAATAGATCGCAGACGAGCGCGGCCGTGACGCTGATCAACTGCGGTTCAGCGTTCAGCCATTCGGTATCGTCGTTTGACGCAATCCAGGCCACGGCCGCGCGGTAGCTCGCCCTAATCATGCGGCTGGCCCCGATCGATTGAGGCGACGCAATCCAAGACCAGTTGCCAGTCATCCGAGCAAACCAGGTCGCGCGATTCGCCATTGGGTAGCGTCTCCGAGACGCAAAAACGCGCGTTGCTCGGAAACTCACGCTGCGATGGGTCGGGATGGTCGCACCATATCCGGAGGCAAAGCGCCGCGTTGTCGAATGACGGGCAAGCGTCATTGCGCCATGACGAGTCGACGAAACCCGCTGGCAAGGCGGGTAGGGTGTCGGCGGGGTAGCCGGGAAACTCGCGCGCGAGATCAGCCATGGGCTACACCTTGCAAGCGGCGGACAGCGGGAGTCCGCGTTTGAGCATGACGAAGAACGGCTCTTGCTCGTTCGGTCGGCGGACTAGCAGCGCGTCGTAACCCGCGCGTCCCGCTGGCATGCGGGAAAGCAGGTCGGCGGGTTTCCCCCAAACGCAAATGCGTTGCGCCTCTGTTGCGCCAGCGGGGACGGTTAGGAGCGCGAGCAAGGCCGCGCAAGCTAGACGTTTCATCCGGGTAGCCTCTCGACTAGGCCGCACCGCGCGGCCTTCTAACGCCGCAAGGCGGGTAAGCTTGCGCTACCCGCCGTGATGCAATGTGGGGACGTTCTAGGCGTGTTTGCGTCGCCGCGCCGTATGCCTCCGGACTTCGCTAGGCGAGTACCAAACGACCATGCCGAACGTTCCGCGCCATGCGTGACCGGCTGACACCGCGTCCGACTCGGCTTGCCGTAGCGCCTCGCTCGTTTGAATGTCCGCCGACAACAGCCGCAAGCCTTCCGGCTCATTGGCTAGGGCAGACTCCAAATCCGAGCGGCGAACGTTGCCGTAGCCGTTCGCAATGGCCCAATCGCAGAACGTCTTAGACGCTGCATCCCACTTCGCGCGCGCGCGCTCGCAAATCTTGCGGTGTGACAGTCCCATAGCTTTCAGCCTTTCACGCCATGCGCGTAAACGATCGTCAGGTTTCTGCCGTGTCTGTCTCGAATGCAGACATGAGCGCTGTCACCTTCGAACCACCATGCACCACCCGCACGATCGAACGCCTTCCGCCAGCGATACGGCAAAGCAGCGCGTACCGCGTCGTTATCGGGACGGTAGGGGACTCCCGCTTCATAGCAGCCGACCAAACCGGCTTGCTTGGCGGGGACGGTGCAGCCTTTGAAGCCTTCGCCATTAATCCGGAACGTGATCATGCGATGCACACCTTTCCGGCCTCCGTGTAGAAGAGATCAACAGACGAGTAGCGGCAAGCGTCGCTCAACTTGTCGCCGATATCGCCGAGTCCGCGGTCCCAAAAGCCGCAACCGTGGCCGTTGCGCGTGTACCAGTAATCATTTCCAGCGCGGTCCGCGTCATAGTGACCGGACTCGTATGCCGCTTCTAACAGCGCCTCATTGTCCCGTTGGAACGCGGCGCAATCGCTGATGATATCGGCGAGCGCGTCCGCCGATAGATCGTCAAAGCCGGTATCCCCCGGAATGGTCCCATCGGCGCAACCGTCCTCTTGAGCCTTGCGGCACTTCTCACTGTGCCATTCGTCCGAGTCGTAAGCGGGGCTTGTCTCAGTGAAAAACATTGCCTCGATATAGCCGCGCGTGAACTGGTCCAGCTTCTCAAAGGCGCGGTAATCGTCAACGTTCAGGATAAATTCAGGCATCTGCCGCGCTCCTCAAATGTCAGTCTTGGCAATGCGCGCGGCCAATTCGTCACACTCTTGCATGACGCTGGCGCGGTGCTTTTCGATCGCAGCGGCCGTGTGTGCCTTAGCGTCGATTGCGTTCAGCACGTCCCACATAGCCTTGCTCGCCTGCTCCGAGCGGCGGAAAGCGCCGTCAATCTCAGTGCGGGAAAGCACAGTTCCGAAAATGTCAAAGATCACGAAACGGAAGCCACGCTTTGAGTTTTCGAAGTTGAGCGAGTCGCTAGTGACGATCGCGAACAACAGCCCGTTATCGACAACGCGGGCAGAGATGATGCGCGACTTATGGAAACGGAGCGTTTCCGGATCAACGTAGTGGGTCCGACCCTGCAGGTTGCGTTGCGCGTTCACGGTCGGATTGTGGGAAGCGGTTTCAAAAAGCTTGATCATTGTGACTAGTCCTGATTGCGAAACTGATTGGGGGGAAGTCGAGAGGGGAAGGGCTGATCAAACGTCCCATGCGGCGTGAGACGCGAAGGCGTCCCGAATGTCCGCGCGCTCTTGCCGTGCTCGCCCAATGCTTTCGAGCAAATCAGCAACCGCACCGCGCAACGCTTTGCAGGTAGCCGGACCGAACGAGCGCATGCGGGGCTTTAGTTCAGCGATCAAGGCGAGGCATTGCTTACGCTCGCCGCTGATCTCGTCTCCGAGATCGTCGAAACGAGCGCGCGCGCTGATGACGCGCTGAAAGTCGCGTTGCGCTTCCGCGTAGCGTTCCGCCAATTGGTCCGCCCAAAGCGCGGCCGTGGTTTCATCGTCTGTTGTGTCGAAAGAGACGATTGCGGGACCATCGTTGTATGGGTCCGCGATACCAGCAACTAGCAGCGCGCGGCCCTTGCGCGAGGGCATGCGGTACACGACGCCTTGCGCCTTTTCGCCCATGCCTTCGTCATCAAGAAACCATCCCGTGTGACGAATGGAGCGCGGCGCGATATGTTGCGCGTAGCCGACAAAGCGGAGTCCGTATTGGTCGGGAGTCTCAATCCAGCGGCAGAAATCCCCGCCGACCTTGAAAGGCGCGCCAATGGTCGCGGCGGGGATGAAAGAGGTATAGCCGACGCAAGAGGTATTGCCCGTTTCGAGCGCGTAGCGCGCGCGGCTGATAGCCAAACCCGGCTTAATGCCGTTGCCGCGCTGCTTACGGTATTCGTTCAAAAGCTTGCCGTTCATTGCTCGCGCTCCTCTTAGTTCGAAAGAGCAGCGGCGAGCGCGGCGAGCGCGCGGACTGTGCGACGCTCCGTCTCTGCGGCAATGATCGCGCGGCGGAAGCCTTTGAACTCTGTGCGGGTGATGCGGCCTTCCTTGAGCGCGCGGCGATAGAAGGTGATTTGGCTTTCGTTGGGCTGGCGCATTGTGGCTTTCCTCTCGTCTTGTCGGCGGACGGTCCGCCGCTGTCCGTCAGTAGCCATACAATGCGGCGGACCGTCAAACGGTTTCGACGGCGGAAAAGCGGACGGCGGGGGATGTGACCGGCTTAAGACCGCTCATTATTGTAGAAGAAAGCGGTTTTTGCGGAATAGCTGCGCTATATCAGTGGCTTAGACGGATTGATCCGAGCCGCGTTGATCGCGCTCGAATAGCAGTGCAAGGCGCGCGAATACAGCGTGTAACTCCACGCAACCCATTGATATAACTGCTCTATCTGCGCTGATTGGCGCGGCCGCGGCGCGCTCGCTTGTGAGGGCATTGCACGCGCTGATTGCAGTGGAAGCGGAACTCAAGAGTTCGAAACAGCATCATTCTTCTGCGCAAGGTCATGTTCCTAGCATGAAGCCACTGTTTGTGCGCTGCACAAAGGCTTTTGGGTCCTTCCGGGGGCCTCCCTCATGCGGGTGACGCGCGACCACCGGATTTTGGCAGATATAAAATTTCAAAAGTGGGTTTTTGTTCTCCGAAGGGTTGCAGGAAGGGGTTCCGGGGCACCGCCGATAACATGGAGTTCGCGATATTTGTCCGCGAAAAATGGCGTTTTATCCGTTTTCTGTCCGTTGAACGTCGAAGGGATGCCGAAACAGCCTCGAAAGAAACAATACGGCGTAAGACCGTATAACTCCCAACGGAGCGTTCCACTCATGATCGTCATCGGCATCAAGGGCTTCATCGGCGCTGGCAAGTCCACGGCTGCCGATTACCTCGTTGCGCGTCACGGCTTCATCCGTGGCCGGTTCGCGGGAGCGCTCAAGGAAATGCTCCGCGCTCTGCTGCTCTATCGCGGCTGCGACCGCGTGACGGCCGAGCGCATGATCGACGGGGACCTCAAGGAGGTGCCGTCCGAATGGCTCAATGGGAAGAGCCCGCGCCACGCCATGGAGGGCCTTGGCGGTCCCTGGGGGCGCGAGTGGATGTCGCCGGACCTCTGGATCGCAACCGAGACCGACAAGCTCTGGCACACGCAGCCCTCGCGCGTCGTGTTCGAGGATGTCCGCCATGCGAATGAGGGCGAGGCCATCGACCGGATGGAGGGGCGCGTCATCGAGATCACCCGACCCGGCTTGGTGCCCCAAAACCAGCCGACCGAGCGCGCGCAGGCGGGTGTCACGGCGCACGAATACATCGTCAACGAGATCGGTCGGATCAATGAGACGTACCGGAAGCTCGACGACCTGGTCCACCGGCTGATCATGAAGCACGACGGCCTGCCCCCGATGCAGATGCAGCCGTTCTGGCCGTGAGATGGGCAAGGTCGTCAACCGCCAAGAGCTTGCGGACATCTTCGGCTACTCGCTGCCGACGATCTCCGCATGGGTCGAGAACGGAATGCCGGTCAAGTCTCACGGGGGCAGGGGGAAGCAGTTCGAGTTCGATACTGAAGACGTGCTGAAGTGGCTGCTCGCGCGCGAGCGGGCAGAGCGCAAGGCTCACACCGCCGCCACGCTCAAGGAAGGCGGCGAGGACATCACGATCGACAAGGCGCGTCTGCGCAGCGAGATCGCGAAAGCCAAGCTGTCCGAGTTGCAGTTGGCGAAAGAGATGGAGCTTGTCCGTCCGATCGCCATGGTCGCGAAGGTGCTCTCAAATGAGATCGCGAACGCGCGCGCTCGACTGCTCGGCATCCCCTCCAAGATACGGCCTGCAATCCAACTCGAAGTTGGCGCGCCGGAAGGCACGAAGAAGCTGGTCAATGAGGTTGAGCGCCTGATCCTCGAAGCGCTCACCGAAATCAAATCCTACGCAGACGAGCCGGTCGAGGAAGAGCCTCACGCTGAGCCGTCGTCAGATCACAACGAGCCGACCGATGACGAGTGAGTTCAAGCCTTCGTGGATGAAATGGCCGCCGAATAGCTGCGAAGTTTGCACCGGCTGGGAAAAGCAGGACGACTGGATTGGGGTGTGTCGGCGCGCGGAGTCCATCCATTGCGGCGAGCGCACCGACGCGCGCCAGCGCTGCTTTGAATACAAGCGCAAGCCGGACGCCTGATGACCGCAGCCGTTGCCGTTGTCGATGAATTTCATGAGGACAGCGCGTATGAAGCCCGGCTTCGTGCGCAGGTCCGAGAGATCATCGCGCAGAGCTTCAGTCCGCCGCCGAAGCTGACCGTCTCCGAATGGGCGGACGAATACCGCGTGCTTTCTCCGGAGGCGTCCTCCGAGCCCGGCAAGTGGTCCACTGCGCGCGTCGAGCCGTCGCGCGGCATCATGGACGCCTTCGCCGATCCCGAGATCGAGATCATCACTTGCATGGTCGCGGCTCAGACGGTGAAGACCGAAGTCATCAACAACGTGGCTGGCTTCCACGTCCACCTCGATCCATGCCCGATGCTGATCCTGCAACCGACGTTGCAGATGGCAGAGGCATACTCGAAGGATCGTCTCGCGCCGATGATCCGGGACACGCCTGCGCTCGCGGCGAAGCTCGGCAACAGCGCGCGGGACTCCGAAGACACGATCCTCCACAAGAAGTATGCGGGTGGCCATATCACGATGGCGGGTGCGAACTCGCCTGCCTCGCTCGCTTCGCGTCCCATCCGCATCCTGCTCTGCGACGAAGTCGATCGCTATGAGGCAAGCGCAGGCAAGGAAGGCGATCCCGTCTCGCTGGCAATCGAGCGAACCACGACCTTCTGGAATCGCAAGATCGCGCTCGTCTCGACGCCCACCATCAAGGGCGCATCGCGCATCGAGTCGTCTTATGAGGAGAGTGATCAGCGCCGCTTCTTCGTGCCCTGCCCGAAGTGCGGCCATCTGCAACATCTGCGGTGGGCGCAAGTCCGGTGGGACGACAACGATCCCATGTCGGCGCGCTATCATTGCGAGTTCAGCGACTCCGAGACGGGCGAGCTTTGCGACTACGGATGGAGCGAAGCCGAGCGCCTGAAGGCTATTGCGAAGGGCGTCTGGATCGCGACCCGGCCGGAAGTGAAGGGGCACGCGGGCTTCCATCTCAACCGCATCGCGTCGCCGTGGCGGGCGCTTGGGGAGATGGCGCGCGACTTCGTTTTGGTCAAGAAGCATCCCGAGCGGCTGAAGACTTGGGTGAATACGCGCCTCGCGGAGACCTGGGAAGAGCGCGGCGAGCGCGCCAACCCCGAGTCGATCTATGCGCGGCGGGAGGAGTATGACGCCTCGGTGATCCTGCCGGGTAGCGTCGGCTGCGTTACCGCGTCGGTGGACATTCAAGATGATCGCGCTGAGATCGAGTGGTGCGGGTGGGGACAGGACGACGAGTCGTGGTCGCTCGACTACAAAGTCTTCTATGGCGCACCCAACTCACCCGGCTTTTGGGAGGTGGTCGATAACGCCTTGATGCGAACGTTCAAGCATCCGGCGGGCGTCGAAATGCGTGTAGAAGCGGCCTGCATCGACTCGGGCGGCTCATTCACGCAGCACGTCTACAACTTCGTTCGGCCGCGCATCGCGCGCAGGGTCTACGCGATTAAGGGTGCCGGTGGACCCGGCCGCCCGATCTGGCCTGTGAAGGGCACCGTCAACAAGGCGAAGAACGTCACCGTCTTCGTGCTCGGTGTCGATCAAGCCAAGGACATGCACTACAAGCGCCTCGAAATCAAAGAGCCCGGCCCCGCATACTGCCATTACCCGAAGCTCGAAAACTATGACAAGAAATTCTTCGAGGGGCTGACTGCGGAGAAGGCCATTCTAAAGACCGATCGGCGCGGCTTCGTCACCAAAGAATGGCATAAGGTCCATCAGCGCAACGAACCGCTCGATCTGCGCGTCTACAACATCGCAGCGCGCCTCTCGCTGGGCATCAACATGGAGCGCCGCTTGATGGCCTTGCGGATGGCAGCGGCGAACGCCATGAACGCGGCCCCCCGGCCGACCCAGGCGGCCGAGCAGCCCGTCCAGGCGGCTCCCCAGGCCCTTCCTGGCCGTCGTCGGGTTCGCAGCCGTGGCGTTGAAAGTTAATCGATGTCCGGCTAGATGGAACTCATGATGACCGGAGACGATGTTCGCGATGCCCGCGTGAAGCTGGGCGAGATGTGGAAGCCGGGCGGCGATCCGCTGACGGCCCAAGAGCTTGTCCGCGCGCTCGGTCTCTCCGAGAAGCACGGTGCCGACCATGTCTACAACATGGAAAAGGGCAAGACGGCGGTGTCAGGCACGATCGAAATGCTTCTGCGCATCTATCTCGCCGGTGGCGTGCCTCCAGATGATGTCGTGATCTTCAGGGACCGCCTGAAGCGAGCGCGCTAAGGGAGATCGGAACGATCTCTTTCGGCTGAGCCATGTCCCTTAGCTTCGGGGCATGGCAAAGACCGTCGAAGAGCAGCTTGAAGAGACCCTGAACTCGATCAACTCGGTCGAGAAGAACGGGCAGCGCTACACGATCAAGGATCGTGAGCTTTGGCGCGCCGATCTGCGGCAGCTCGATCAGCGTGCTCAGCGTCTCGAAAAGCAGGCCGCGCGTGAGAAGCGCGGCGGCGTTCGTATCCAGCGGGTGATCCCGCTGTGATCAAGCCCGTCGCACCGACCTTCATGGACCGCTTTCTGGCGGGCGTCGCTCCCAACTTCGCGACGCGCCGCTACCACGCGCGGCTCTCGCTCAACTACATGGGCCAGTACGCCGGTGCGCGCTCGAACAGGGCGGCGCTGAAGGCGTGGAAGACGCATCCCGGTTCGGCCGACTCCGACACGCTGGGCGACCTCCCGGCGTTGCGCAGCCGCTCGCGCGATCTCGGGCGCAACAACCCGATCGCCACCGGCGCGAAGCAGACCTCGAAGAGCAACGTGGTCGGGCCGGGCCTCCGCGTGCGCGCGAAGCTGAACCCCAAGCTTGTCGGCCTCACTCCGGAGGCGGCCGAGTTGTGGGAGCGTAAGGCCGAGACGCTGTTCGATTTGTGGGCTGCGTCGAAGCTCTGCGACATCACGCTCACGCAGAACTTCTATGAGCTTCAGGGACTCGTTTTCAACACTGTCTTCGAGTCCGGCGACACGTTCTGCCTGCGTCGCGTTCCGAAGCGCCCCAACGCGATCCTGCCGCTCGCGCTTAATATCATCGAGGCCGACCGCGTCGCCACCCCGAGCGAGCTTCAGGGCGACTATCTGATCCGCGATGGCGTCAAAATCGACGAAGATGGCGCTCCGGTCAGCTATTTCGTGCTCAATGAGCATCCCGGCGAGCGCCAGACGTTCACGGTCAACGGCTATCAGGAAATCCCGGCCTTCGGAGCGAAGTCCGGCGAACAGATGGTGCTCCATATCTTCGAGCGCCAGCGCCCCGGCCTGAACCGTGGCATTCCGCAGCTTGCTCCGGTCATCGAAATCCTGAAGCAGCTCGATCGCTACAGCGAAGCCGAGTTGATGAAGGCTGTAGTGTCGTCGTTCTTCACCGTCTTCCTGAAGACTGCGGGCGACGACGGCCTGGCCGGGGCGACCCCCGGCTTCCCCGGCATGGGCGCGAACGACGTGACGATGGGGCCGGGCACCATCGTTGATATAGGCACCGACGAAGACATTCAGACCGCTCAGCCCGCCAACACGGCGAACTTCGATCCGTTCTTTCAATCGGTCGTTCGCCAGATCGGCGTTGCGCTCTCGATCCCGTTCGAACTGCTCATGATGCACTTTACGGCGAGCTACAGCGCGTCGAGGGCATCGCTGGAAATGGCCGCGCAGTTCTTCCGCGACCGTAGGACGTGGCTTGTTCGCAACTTCTGCGCGCCCGTTTACGAGTGGTTCCTGACTGATGCCATCAACGCGGGCCTGATCGACGCTCCCGGCTTCTTCAACGATCCGGTGAAGCGCGCGGCGTGGCTCGGCGCTCAGTGGATCGGCCCGGCCCGGATCATCCTCGACCCGCTTAAGGAATGGAAGGCCGAGACCGAAGCCGTGAACCTGGGCGCTCGCACGATCGAGGCCGTGATCATCGAGCGCGGCGGCGACGACTTCGAGCAGACCACGGCTCAGCGCGCTCGCGAGCATACCGCGCGCGCAGCGGCGAAGCTCGAACCCGAAATCCTCGCCCCGTCCGGCATGGGCTCGCAAGTCAAGGAAGACGTGAGCGCAGAGCCGGACGACGACGAGCCCTCGAAGCCGAAGAAGCCCGAGAAGAAGCAATGACCTTGAACGTCCGCAACCCGCTGATCTTCGACGCCGCGCTCACCGCCGATTGGGCGATGGACGAAGCTGCGCTTCGGCAGATCATGGAGATCGCCGCGCGCGAGCAACAGCTTACGCCGCAGATGCTCGAAGCCTATCGGGGGCAAGAGCTTGAGCGCGCCGATCGCGCGACCCGTCGTGGCAACGTCGCCGTGATCGACGTGGCAGGTCCCCTGTTCAAGCGCGCCAACCTGATGACTTCGTACTGCGGCGCGACCGCATACGAGACCGTCCGCCGCGATCTTCAGGCTGCAATGGACAACACCTCGATCACGGCGATCCTGCTCAACATCCATTCGCCGGGAGGTGAGGCCGCTGGCGTTGCGGAGCTTGCCAGTGCGATCCATGCCGTGCGCGGCCGTAAGCGCATCGTCTCCTATGCGGGCGATCAGGCGGCCTCCGCAGCGTTCTGGGTGGGCGTCGCCGGTGACGAGTTTCTGATCGGCCCGACCGCCGCGCTCGGCTCGATGGGCGTCGTGGCGGGCTATCGCGATACGTCCGCGCAGGACGCGGCGCGCGGCATCAAGACGATCGAGTTCGTGTCGTCGCAGTCGCCCTACAAGCGCGTGGACATCAACACTCAGGAAGGCCGCGACCGTGTCCAGGCGCGCGTCGATGCCATGGCCGCCGTGTTCGTCGAGACCGTCGCTCAGTATCGCGGTGTGAGCGTCGAGCACGCTCTTGCTCACTTCGGACAGGGCGATGTTCTGATCGGCAAGGCGGCGGTGGACGCCGGCATGGCCGATGGCATCGCCACGTTCGAACAGGTTCTCGCGAGCTTGTCTCGCGGCGAAAGTCCGAAGGCTTCCTTCGGTTTTAACCCGGCCGCGAAAGGCCAAGTTGGAGAAGTCGAGATGACCGAAGAAGAGAAGGCCGCCGCCGCGCAGGCGGAAGCCACGGCCAAGGCGGAAGCCGAAGCCAAGGCGAAGGCCGAAGCCGAAGCGAAGGCCGCCGCTGCCGCTGCCGAGACCGTCGATGCCGCTGCGGAGGCTCGCGCAGGCGAGCGCAAGCGCGTTACCGACATCATGGGCCTGACCCTGCCGGGCTATGAGGACGCCGCCGCAAAGGCGATCGAAACGGGCTCTTCGGCCCATGAGTTCTCGGCCATGATCATTGCTGCGGAGAAGGCCAAGCGCACCACGCGCGCCGCTGACATCAAGTCGGATACCGAAGCCAACGCTGGCGTCGCTCCGTCGAGTGGTCAGGAACAGGCGAAGGGTGACGAAGCCGCCGCGAACGCAATTCTCGGCGCGATGAAGCTCGCGACCGGCAAGTAAGGAGCCTCAACGTGGCGAAGTTTGCTAACGAAGGTGAGTTCGTCCCCAACCAGTGGGCGCTCGGACACACTCGCGCTCGCGTCGTGACCATCAAGGCCGGTGCGGGCAAGCTCGATGCAGCGACCGTGCTCGGCATGATCACCGCCGACACGAAGTACATCAAGTCCGTCAAGGCGGCGAACGATGGTTCGCAGGTCCCCGACGCGATCCTCGCCGATGCCGTCGATGCTACCAGCGCCGACGTTCAGGCGGTCGTCTACATCGCTGGCGAGTTCGATCAGGACAAGCTGATCCTCGGCGCCGGTCACACCCTCGGGTCGGTGGATGCGGTCTTCCGCACGAAGTCGATCTGGCTCGTCAAGCCCATGGGCTAACCGAGACAACCACGAAAAAGCAACGGGAAGCCCTGACTATGGACCTCTTTTCGACCACCGCACTCAACCGTGTTGTCGAGGAACTGCCGCTCAACCCGGCGTTCTTCCTCAACACGTTCTTCACCGCGATCGAGACTTCGGACACCGAAGACGTGAAGTTCGACAAGGTGAAGGGCCGCCGGCTGATCTCGCCGCTCGTCTCCCCGATCGTCGCTGGCAAGGTTGTCCGCGAGGCGGGTTACAAGACGCAGTCGCTCGCACCGGCCTACATCAAGGACAAGCGCGTCTTCAAGCCCTCGGGCCAGTTCAAGCGTCGCGCTGGCGAGAAGATCGGCGGCACCCTGAGCCCCGAGCAGCGCCTTGCCGCCTCGGTCGGCTTCGCCGTCAGCGAGCAGTTGGATATGTGGGTCCGCCGCCTCGAAGTCATGTCGGCCGAAGTCCTGCGCACCGGCAAGCTCGTGCTGAAGGGCGACGACTATCCGGAGCAGATTGTGGACTTCGAGCGCGAGCCCGAACTGTCCATCGTCCTGACCGGCAACGATCAGTGGACGAACGCCGCCGTCAACCCGCTCGACGACATCGAGGAGTGGGGTCAGATGATCTTCGACGCCTCCGCGCTGACCTGCCGTGACGTGTTCATGGCGAGCGACGTGTGGAAGGCCGTGCGCGCGAAGATGGCGGGTCCGGACAGCGACGCGGTTGCGAAGTCGATGCGCCTTCAGATCGACCTCACCGCCGCGACCCTCGAGTCCGCCCGTGCCGCGCTCGGCCCGATGCTGATCACCCCCGGCGTGCGTCTCGTTGCCGTGTTCGGCGACTATCGTCTGTGGGTCCACGCGGACAAATACGTCGATCCGCTCGACGGCGTCGAGAAGGAAGTGCTCCCGGCCGGTGAAGTCGTCATGGCTTCGCGCGAGATCGAGGGCGTGCGTCACTTCGGCGCGATCATGGACCTGAAGGCCGGTATCCAGCCCCGCGACTTCTTCGTGAAGTCCTGGGAGGAGGAAGACCCGAGCGTTCGCTACATCCTCGGTCAGTCCGCTCCGCTGATCACGCCCTACCGCGTGAACGGCACCCTGGGCGCGAAGGTGAAGTAATGCCGGTCTATCTCGGCCGCGTAACGATCAAGCGTAACGGGCGGTATGTGCCGCCCGGTACGCCGATCGAACTGACGGCGGACGAAGCGAAAGCCCTCGGGCCTGCTCGCGTCGTTCTCGCGCCGGACCACGTCTCGGCCCCCGTGGTTGCTACCGCACTGGCGACTTCCCTCGCCGGTCTCGAATCCGCCGGTGGAGTCCCCGGCGACGCGCCGTCCTCTGCTGAAGCCCCTCCCGACTCTCGGCAGAAGGACGGCGCGAGCAATCGCATCGTGGACATCGCATCCGCTATCGACCTGCTCGATGAGAAGCACGACTTCGTCAAGACCGGCAAGCGTGCGGGCAAGCCGAAGCAGAAGCCGATCGAGGACATCGTTGGCTTCGATGTCACGGACGCCGATATCGACCACGCCTTGGCTCTGCGCGAGTCCGGTGTCTGATGTCCGTCGAGTCCGACGACGACCTGCTGACCTTTCTCAACCCCGACGAGTTCGGGGTTGAGGCCGTTTATGTATCCCGAGACTCGGCCATCGAGCCCAAGCCGGTCGTCGGTATCTTCGACGACGAAGGCAGCAACTGGAATCCGAGCCGTTGGAGCGGCACGGAGTATCAGTTGCAGATGGGCGCGAGCGTCACGTCATCCGGCCCGACGTTTCTCTGCCGCACGTCCGATCTGCTCAAGGGCGGTCGGAAGGGCGAGAAGCTGACCATCAAGGGGCAGGAATATCGGATCGAGGACAAGCGGCCGGACGGCTCCGGCCTGTCCATGCTCTTGTTGATGGCGAACGACTGACATGCCCCATCCGCGCAAGCGCATCCGCCAAGCATTCTGCAACCGGCTTGCTGAGCAGGTCGGCGATAGCTATCGCACGCGAGCGCAGACGCGCGTCTATGGCAGCCGCTTGGCTCCGGTGAGCGAGGAAGAGTTGAAAGAGGATGGCCCTGCCATCCTCGTCTATGCGCGCATGGAAAAGTACAACGTCGAGAAGAGCTACGGGATCGAAGGCGACGCGACGTACTTGGAACGCGAACTGACCATCGTCACCGAAGCCATGCTGCTCGCCGGGACGACCGTCGATGACGCGCTCGACGACATCGCCGAAGAGATGGAAGCGGCCTTCGAGGGGTTCGTGATCCCCGGCTTCGAGTCGGCGCGCATCCGGCTGACCGAGTCCGACATCGACGTAATCACGGACCAGGTCAAGCGCCCGGTCGGCGCAATCGGCCTCGTTTGGCAGGTCATGTATCGCACCGAATGGCGCCCGCGAGCGACGGCCGACGACATCGACGCCGACATGGCGGATTTCCTGGCGGGCAAGTAGTCATGGTCAAGTTTCTCCGCGACCCCGCGAGCACCGGCGGCGTGTCCGATCCGGAAGCGGCCGACATCGATCGGCGCGCGCAGGATGTCGTCAAGTTCGGCAAGATCAAAGAGGTGGACTACAAGCGGAAGCCCCCGGCGTATCGCGTCCTGATCGGTGACGAGAAGGACGAAGACAACCATATCATCACGGATTGGCTCCCGGCCGGCGGCATGCGCGCGAAGGGCGACCGCGAGACGCATTTCCTTGAGAATGACGAAAAAGTCGTGCTGCTCGCGGAAGGCGGCGAGCTTGCGACCGCGCAGGTCTATCCGGCGGGAACGTACACGCCCGACAACGAAGACGAGAAAGAGACGACCGACAAGGCGGGCGTCTGGCGCAAAATCTTCGCGAAGCCGAAGAGCAAGGATGGTCAGGGCGGCGAGGGCGGTCAAGGCGACGGGGGTGGAGAGGGCGGCCAAGGCGGTCAGCAAGGCGAGGAAGAAATCCTCGGAGAGATCAGCTATGACCGCAACACCGGCGATTGGCTGATCAAAGGCATCAAGGATAAGGGCTCGATCACGCTCGAAGGCTCGGGCTGCAAGATCGTCATGAAGGACGGCACGATCACGCTCAAGGCGAAGAACGTCGTCGTCGAGGCGGACGACAAGTTCGAGTCCAAGACGAAGCAATCTCTGCACACGGCTGACGCATTCAAGACGATCGGCAAGACGTACCTTGGCCTCGAAGACAAGGGGGACACGCCCCAGGACAAGGTTGTCACCGAAGCCGGACCGGCGAAGCAGACCTTCGCCAAGGTCGGATAAGAGGCGACTGGATCAGGCTGTAAGCGGCTGTGCCAACGCGGCACGGTGCGCTTTATGGCGACCATCGATCTCACCACCGGCAAGCCGCTCGAAGGCATTGACGATGTCTGGCAGTCGATCGCGACCATCCTGAGCACGACTCTCAAGTCGCTCGTGATGGCTCGCGATTTCGGCTCGAAGATGCCGCGCCTCGTTGACCGCGCCGTGTCGCAGGTCACGGTGATCGAGTTCTACGCGGCCGTGCCGGAAGCGATCAACCGCAAGAATCCCGAGTCCTTGATGGCTGAAGAGCCGCGCTTCCGCATCATCCAAATGGAGCTTGCCGACATGACCGATGGAGGCAACGCCGTCTTCGACATCGAGGGCATTTATTACCCCCGTGGTCATCTTGGCGACTTTTCGGAGGCGCGTGACGCGCGCGGTCGAGTCGTTCTCTCGGACAACATGATCGTTGGGAGCTACGTCTAATGGACGCCCCGCTCCCGAACTTCCCGCTGCCCGTTATTGAGCGTGAGCCCGAGTTCAAGACGCTCTTGGATGCTCGCATTGCGCAGATGCGTGGCCTGCTCCAAACCGCTGGTCTCGATTGGGATACGTGGATGCTGCGGTCGGACCCGATCAACAACTTCTGCCGCCATGCCGCCTATGGCGATCTGCTCTACGTCACGTCGCTCAACGACACCTTCCGCGCGACGCTGATCGACTTCGGCCAAGGCGCTGACCTGATCGCGCAGGCGAGCGATTGGGAGTTGACGCCCGCCGAAGGCGAGGCGATCGACGATCTTCGCCGGCGGCTCCGTGAGCGCAAGAAGGGGCAGGGCGGGTTCACCGACAACTGGTACAAGCGCTATGCGTTCGCCGCCGATCCTCTCCGCGTGGCCGACGTTGGCGTGACCGGGGACGCAATGGGCGGCGTCAAGGTCTCGATTCTGTCCACGGAAGGTGATGGCGTCGCGAGCCCCGAACTGCTCGATCTCGTCAACGTGGCGCTGAACAAGCCCAACGTGCTCGGAGACAACGACCACGTCGAGGTTGTCCCCGCCGTGATCCGCGTCGTCAACGTCGAGGCAGACATCTGGCTGTTGCCAGAAGCCCCAAGCGATGAGTTGCAGAAGGCAGAGGATCGGCTGCGCAGCGAGTTCGCGGCGGCCCGCCGCCTGGGTTGGGACTTCACCGCGGATTTCGTCATCGCAGCGCTGCGCACGACGGGCGTCCGCCGGATCGTGATGATCTCGCCGTCCGCCGACGACTATACGCGCGCGGAGCCGAATGAGGCGGTGGCGCTTGGCACGGTCAAGCTCAACTTCAAGGGTCGGGCATACTGATGACCGACCTGATCGACATCGTACCGCGCAACTCGACCCCGCTTCAGCGGTCCGTCGTCTCGACCATCGACTCTCGCTCGCGCTTCAAGGCGTTGGTGCAGTCGATCGTTGACGTGCGCTATCTCGATACGATCCCGTCCGACATCCTGCCGTGGCTGTTGCGCCATTGGGGCCTTGAGGACGCCGCTGCGTTCGTTGCAGATCATCAGCGGCTCTACAAGGAAGGCAAGCGGTGGCAGACGCTCCGTGGCCGCGTGGAAGCCTATGACGTCGTCTTCGATTGGCTCGGCCTTCAGGGGCTCTATGAGCGCGGCGACCATAAGGCCGTGTGCTGGGGCTTATTTCAGGTCGGGCTCACGGAGCGGCCTGACCAAGACACGCTAATCAACCTGATCGGGCTGGCGAACCTCTCCAAGAAGTCGTCGAGCGTCTTGGGGCGCATCTACGGCGGCTATGACATCCGCCCGATGCGTCTCGACATGATGCGCCTCGATGGAGCGCTGCTCGACGATTGGTCCGGCGTGTATCTGCCCGGCATCAAGCCGAAGCTGTCGTTTGGCGCGCTGCACGGCGAGGCCATCGATTTCCACGTCGAGATGGACGGTGGTGTCTTCAACTCCGTCGAGGGCGTCGCCCGCTTCGAGGAAGGCTTCGTGCTCGATCGCTCGACGCTCGATGGCGAGATCGTCGAGCCGTCCGTGGTCTCGATCCAAGCCTCGCTTTCTGGCGAGCAGATCGACTTCGCGAACGAAGTGATGATGCCTTGGCCGCGCGCTCCGTGGCCGGGCGTCTCCTATTCAAACATGGAACAGTTTACGATCTACGGAGGACCCGATGGCACTTCTGGTTAATAGCGGGCGCGAAGGTCTCGCCGCTGCGCTGAAGTCTCGCACGATGTTTTTCGCGTGGGGACGCGGCGATTCGTGGTGGGGGAAGACCGACGTGAAGAACGTGACGTTTTCCGGTTCGCCGGAACGCTTCACGCTCGATCACGCGCCGGTCGCGTCGCTCGCGCTGAAGGACACCGGCAACGCGCTGACCTTCGAGACGCCGCGCGACTTCGCCTTCAATGCCAACACCGGCATCGTGACGCGCGTGAATGGCGGGCAGATCGCGCCGGGCGCGACGGTCCAGGCTCAGGTTCAATACGGCACGCCCGCCCTGGGGTCCGGTGAGACGGCTTTGGTCAACGAAGTTGGCCGTCGCATCGCGGCCTCGGTTGAGTTCGTCGTGCCTGACGACAACGGCAACATCAGCACGCCCGGCGGCGCGCGGTGGACGATCTCGACCGCAGCGACGCGGTACCTCTATTGCAGCGTGCTCTTCGACTACCTCGAAGCGGCTGACGAGACGATCCGCGAAGTCGGCATCTTCGTCGATGGCGCGCGCAAGCCGGGGGTGCCTGAAGGGCAACTGTACTTGACTCCCGATCAGGTCGCCGAACCGGGATACTTGCTCTTGCTCGACCGTTTCGCGGGCAAGGTTCGCTCCCCGAGCGAGCGGCAGGGATTCTCTTACGTTCTGGTGATCTGAAAATGGCAGACGCTCGCGACCAACTTCCGGCCTACATCAACACCTTCGACAAGACGAAGGGGTATCAGCGTCTCGCTGCGCACTATGATCGCTTCCTGACCAGCAATGAAATCAACGTCATTCAGGACATCGAGGCGAACCGGCTGAAGGGCGTCGCAGATGCGTTCTGGCGCGACGGCTCGTTGGTCAGCGGCGGCGCGATCGTGCTCGGGCCGAAGATCAACGGCACCGTCGAGGCTCAATTGGCGGCGGCCAAGGTCTACATTCGCGGCGCGGTGCATGAGATCGACGCCCGCAACATCGTGATCTCCGCAGTCGGCACGGTGGTCATCGGCATCCGCCTGCGCACCTTCACCGTCACGTATGAGCAGGACCCGACGCTCAAGGGCCTCGCCCCCGGAACGCGCGCTCAGGGCGAGCCCGGCGCGTCGGCCTTGGCGATGGTCGGCCGCTGGGGCTATGAGGGCGACGGCGAGGAAGGCGACTTCTTCCCGATCTATACGATCAAGGACGGCGAGATCGAGACCCCGAACGAGCCGGGGATGGATGACGCCTGGGTGAACCTGCTCGCGCGCTATGATCGCGAGGCGCATGGCGGCTATGTCGTGGAAGGGTTCGTCGTCAAGGCGCTCGGTCTCGACGAATCGAATAAGCAGGCGTTCTCGATCTCCGAAGGGACGATCAACGTCTACGGCTACAAGCGCACCCGGCCTGCTTCCGCGCGCCTCCGCATCGCTGAAGAGCCCGAGATCATGCTGCTCGATGACGAGCCGCACGCCGTCAACTCCGGCACGCAGACGATCAAGGTCCGCTTCGCCCCGATCGCCTCGATCGAGGAAGTCACCATCATCGCTGAGAAGACCGTGACCCTCACCCACGGGACCTATACCGGCGTGTCCGACGCGCTGCCCGACCCGACCGTCCTCTCGATCCGTCAGGTGAAGCAGGGCGCGACTGTCTATGCGCCGACCGCCGACTACAAGCTGACCGGCGCGGCCGTCGATTGGTCGCCGAGCGGTGCGGAGATCGCGCCCGGCTCGACCTATCAGGTCACGTACCGCTACCTGACCAACGCCGTTCCGACGAATATCAAGCGTGATAGCTTCGAAATCACCGGCGCGGCCGACGACACGACCGCCTTCGTCAAATACAAGACGAAGCTGCCGCGCTATGACGCCATCGTTGTCGATCAGATGGGCGTCATCTCCTATCTGAAGGGCATCAGCTCGCTCTACGCGCCGCAGCCCGCGACGGTCGCGCCGACTCTGCACAAGCTCGCGGATGTCTACAACAATTGGGGTCTCGTCCCGACCGTGAAGCAGGTCGCGACCATCCGCATGCCTTTCGCCGATCTGCGCAGCCTCGAAACGATGGTCAGCGATCTCTACGCGCTGGTTGCCGAAGAGCGGCTTCAACGTGACGTGGATCGCAAGGAAGTGTCCTCCAAGCGCGGCGTCTTCGTTGACCCGCTGCTCGACGACGACATGCGTGATCAGGGGCTTCCGCAGACCGGCGCGATCTTCGGTGGCCTGCTCTGGCTGCCGATCACCCCGACCGTCTCGATCATGCCCTTCAACGGCACGTCGCTCGCGTACACGGCCGAGAACGTGTTCGAGCAGCGGCAGATCACGGGCGAGTCCAAAATCAACCCTTACGCGTCGTTCGCTCCCCCGGCGACCGACGTTGCGCTCAATCCCTCGGTCGATCTTTGGACCGATACGCAGGACGTGTGGACCTCCGTGTTCACGTCGCGCGTGGCGTGGCAGCGCACCGGCTTCGCCGCTGGCCCGCTGATCGGCACCACGACCGAGACCACGGACCGCATCGTGAACAGCGTCACGCGGGCGGAAGAGACCATCCGGCAGCGCTCGGTCGGCTTTACGATCCATAAGTGGGGCTACAATGAAGTCCTGAAGAAGGTGACGTTCGATGACATCGACGTGACCCCGGCGGGCACCGTCCGCGCGGACGATCAGGGCACGCTCACGTCGGCCTTCCAAATCCCGGCAAACGTGCCGGTGGGTGTGAAGCACGTCGCGTTCGAGGGGATCGGCGGCTCGACGGCGAACGCGCTCTATACGGCTTATGGGTGGCTCACCACGGTCAATCATGAGCGCAACGTCATCACGACGTTCTGGTATAGTGCTGACCCGCTCGCGCAGACCTTCCGTCTCAGCGAGCCCCGGCAGGCGCTCGGAGTGGACGTGAAGTTCACGAAGGTCGGCGACAAGAGCAAGCCCGTTCGGCTTCAGATTCGCGAAGTCGAGCTTGGCATCCCGACCGAGCGCGTCGTTGCCGAGTCGATTATCGACATGAACACGGTGAAGGTCATCGATCCGCTGTCGGTGCAGCCGCGCGTCGAGAGCGATTGGACGTTCGCCGCGTTTGAGCGGCCGGTGACGCTGCGTGAAGATCGCAGCTACGCGATCACGCTGCTCACTGAGGACGCGACGCACTCGGTCGCTATCGCGGACCTGGGCGGGTTCGATCAGATCAACGGGTGGGTGACGAGCAACGCCTTCCCGCTCGGCACCTTCCTCGACGGCTCGGACTCGCGCACTTGGCTGCCCAAGCCGGGTCGGTCGCTGGGCTTCCGCCTGCGTTGCGCCAAGTTCGCCCCGACCTCGCGCACGATGGAGATCGGCGATCTGGCCGTCGCGAACTGCTCGGACCTGATGCCGCTGCTCGCGGCTGAGCGGCCGGAAGGCACCGCGATCGAGGTTGAGTTCGAGGCCCCGAACGGCACCAAGTACGTCACGTCCCCGGCGGTGAACATCTCGCTCCCGGCGGCGATCACCGGCACGCTGAAGGTGCGTCTCCGCGTCACCGGCACGGCCAATCTGTCGCCGCTCATGCTGCCCTTCTTGCAGGTCGTTGCGGGCGCGATCCAGGCAACCGGGACCTATGTCTCGCGCGCCTTCGAGGCGGGTGCGGACTCGAAGGTTCGGTTGATCCTCGACGTGTACCTGCCCTCGACCGCTTCTATGGCGGCCAACATTCAGACCGGCGAGAACGCGGGCCTCCCCGTTTGGTCGGCTTCGAATGCGCTGACTTTGGAGAAGGCGACCCCGCTGGGCGATGGATGGGAAGAGCGCCAGTACATGCTCGACCACGTCAACAGCGCAATCTCGCGGGTTCGGGTCGTGATCACTGGCGGTCCCGGCGCTCGGTCCAACGTTCGCAACATCCGCGCAGTCGCAGTCAAGTCCACCACGGGGGCGTAACACATGGCCGAAGAGTTGACGCAGCGGGGATACCCGCTGCCGCATCCCGACAACATCGCGCGCGAGGATGCCGCCCGCATCCGCCAAGCGATCGAGATGATCAACGACGACATGGACGGCACGGCTGTCCCGGCGACGGAGACGCACGCAGGCCAGGTCCGGCTTGCCACGCAGGACGAAGCCGCTCAGGGCAGCGCAGCCAATGCAGTTCTCACGGTGAAGCGCACGAAGGACATGATCCTCGCGCTTCTCGCCGTGCTCGAAGGGACGGTGAACGATCTTGCAGGCACGACTTCAGGGCGTGACACTGCGTTGCAGACCTCGATTGACGGGCTGTTGACGAAGGTCAATGCGCGCGTGTTGCTGGCGGGCGGGCAGACGCTCAGCGGCGGCTTCGACACGACCGGCAAAGAGACGGTCATGAGCGCTGGCACGTTCACGCCCGACCCGAAGCTCAGCGCGATCCAGAATGTCGTCAACAACGGCGCGCATTCGATTGCGCCTCCCGCGAGCCTTTGCACGGTGGTCGTCCAGTACTCGAACGGCGCAACGGCGGGCGCGCTCACCGTGTCAGGGTTCACCAAGGTCACGGGCGCGACGTTCTCGGCAGCGCAGGGGGCGGGCCATATCCTGTTCGTCACCAAGACGAAGGACTACTCGCACCTTCATATCGTGGCGATGCAATGACCTTTCCGTTCGCGAGCATCTGCCCCGGCAACTCGAAGCCCGCACCGTTTGCTTTCGCAAACGTTGCGAACGCGATCAAAGGGCAACTGTACGCCAGCAACACCATCACGCCCACGGGCTATGACAGCCCCGCGTTGGTGTCGGCGAGTGGTTGCGAGTACAGCATCAATGGCGGCGCGTGGACGACGCTCTCGACCTTCATCTATCCCGGTCAGAACATCGCGATCCGCGCCTACGCATCGTCGTCTTGGCAGACCTCGGTCACGGCCGGGCTCTCGATCGACACGACGGCAACTACTTGGACTATCACCACGGCCGCCGTGACGGCGGGCGCATGGGACTCGGGTTGGACGACGGGTAGTTGGAATGTCTCGACGCCGTCGGTTTTCAATTGGTTCCGCGTTCAGATGTGGGCTCCCGGTGGAGGCGGCGGCGGTGGCGGCGGCGGCGCTTATGGCACGCTCGGTTCTCCGGGCGGATCGGGCGGCTCGGGCGGCGTCGCGCAATTCGCCGGTGGTCCCTACGCGGCGGGAGGCGGGGGCGGTGGAGGCGGCGGCGGTGCGAGCGGTTCGTTCGCCTACGGCTCGGTTTATGATGGGAGCCCCGGCGCGGCAGGCGGGCACGGCAACGGCTACGGTGGCGACACCAACACGTTTGCGGGCGGCGCTGGCGGCGGTGCTGGCGGTGGGGGCGGCTCAGGGACCGCGATGGGCGGGGGCGGCGGTCCCGGCTCGGCACCCAGGAACGGAGGCGCTGGCGGCACTGGCGGCACCGGCGGCTACATTCTGAAGACCTATGCTTGGGGTCAGATCGCGGCTGCTACCGCTTACTCGGTGGTCATTCAAGGTCCCGGCGGCGGTGGTGCGCCGGGCGGCAATGGTGGATGGGGTAACGTCGGCGCATACGGCCGCTGCTACATTGATTGGGGTTAGCGATGAAGAAAGATGGATACGCGCTCGTTCGGATCGAGGACAACTCAGACCTTGCGTGGTGGGAGTTGATCCCGTCGCGCCTCGAAGTACCTGGCACGTCTATCGTCGTGTTCGGGGCTGATGCGTCGTGGGTCGCGGACGGCTACAAGATCGAGCCGCGCGAACGCGAGTTTACTGATCCGCCGGACATCGACCCGACCCTGCCTGCTCCCATTGTGCCGATCTCGCGTAGGCAGATGTTGCTCGAACTGATGTCGTCGGGCATCATCACGTCCGACGAAGCGGTTGCCGCCGCGAAGAGCGGCGCGGTGCCTGCGTTGATCCAAGAGTCTTTCGACGCTCTGCCCATTGAGAAGCAGCCGGAGGCCGCTATTACTTGGGCAACGATGTCTCAGTGCGAGCGCACCAATTCGTTGATCCTCGGCATGGCGGCGATGCTCGGGCTGACCGATGCAGAGGTGGACGGCATGTTCAGGTCAGCGCTGCTTCGTTAAGGGCTACCCAAACGGTCCCGACGCAGCGCTGAGTGGTCGGTAGCTTGTTCTCAATCCCACACTGAGGATTGAGAACACACACCATGTCCCTTACCGACTTTCTGCACGGCGTCGAGACTGTCGTCGTTGACCGTGGCCCCCGGCCCATTCAGACCGTCCGCTCGTCCGTCATCGGATTGATCGGTACGGCTCCCGACGCGCTGCTGGCGGCATTTCCCTATGATACTCCGGTGCTCGTGAACCGCCGTCAGGCGGCGATGAACATCGGCACGACCGGCACTCTGCCCCAGGCGATCGACGCGATCTTCGATCAGGGCGGTGCCCTCATCGTTGTCGTGCGCGTCCAGAAGGCGGACACCGAGAACGAGCAGCTTTCCAAAATCATCGGCGGCGTTGATGCCGACACCGGCGCGTTCACCGGCATCCATGCGTTCCGGGCGGCCGAAGCCGAATGCGGCGTAGCGCCGATGATCCTGATCGCGCCCGGCTTCACGCATCAGCGTCCGGTGGGCATCATGGATCATCAGGTCTTGAACCAAGGCGAGACGGTCTACACCGAAGCGAGCGTGATCTTCAGCGGCGGCGGCGTCGGCGCTGTTCTTCCGACCGCGAGCGTGATCCTGACGGACGGAAAGGTGACGGGACTTGAGTTCAAGTCGCTCGGCTACGGCATTGTGTCTCCGGTAACGGCCGAGATCGTCGGTGACGGCACCGGCGCGACCGTCAAGGTTCGTACCGGCCCGGCGGCAAACCCGGTCGTCAGCGAGTTGAAGCAGCTCGCCGATGGCATGAAGGCCCATATCATCGCCGATGGCCCCTCGACCACCGACGCGGCGGCGTTCGCCTATCGCAACGACCATGGCACGCGGCGTGTCTTCGTTGTCGATCCGAAGGTCTCGGGTTGGTCGGTGAAGACCAACACCTATGCCATCGAGCCCGCCTCGCCCCGCGTGGCCGGCCTGATCTCGCGCGTCGATAACGAGTTGGGCTTTTGGGAGTCCCCCTCGAACAAGGAAGTCTATGGCATGGGCGGCATCGCTCGTCCCATCGACTACGCCTACGGCGACAAGAACAGCCGTGCGAACATCCTAAACGAGAACCAGATCGCCACGTTCATTCGCGACGACGGCTGGTATCTGTGGGGCAACCGTACCTGCTCCATCGACGAGAAGTTCGCCTTCCTGTCCGTGTCCCGCACCGCCGACATGATCGATATCTCGATCGCGAAGGCGCACCGTTGGGCAGTCGATCGCGCGATCACCAAGAGCTACTTCGAGGATGTCACCGCGTCGGTGAAGGCGTACATGCGCCAGCTTCGCACGCGCGGCGCGATCCTCGGCGGTGACTGCTGGGTCGATCCCGAGTTCAACACCGAAGCGGACATCACGCAAGGTCACGCGACCTTCTCGTATGACTTCACCCCGCCGTATCCGGCCGAGCGCGTGACCTTCCGGTCGCATCTCGTCTCGGACTACATCCGCAACCTCTTCGCATAACGGGGACGAAAGATGATCCCGCGCGTACTCCGCAACTTCAACAGCTTCGTGAACGGCGTCGGCTACGCCGGTCGCATCTCCGAAGTCGAGCTTCCCGAGCTTTCGGTCAAAACCGAAGAGTACCGGGGCGGCGGCATGGACGGCAACGTCGAGTTGGACATGGGCTTGGAGACCCTGAGCGCCAAGTTCACCTTCGGCGAATATGCCAACCAGATTCTCGGCCTGTGGGGCAACATGGACGGCAACGCCGCCCGTATCCAGCTTCGCGGCGCGCTCCAGCGCGACGGCGAGGCTGCGATCCCGATGATCGTCGAACTGCACGGCGGGTTCAAGAAGAACACGCTGGGCACTTGGAAGGCGGGTGATCACACGCAGAACGAGTCCGAGATGTCGATCCGCTATCTGAAGATTCAGATGGCCGACTCCGTCGTGGTCGAGATCGACATCGACAACATGATCCGCATCGTCAATGGCGTGGATCAGCTCGCCTCCATCCGCGCAGCGATGGGCATGTAACCACCACCACGGCCGACCTCGCCACGGCGGGTCGGCCACAATCCGAAGCGGGAGAACTAAGACAGTGACCGACAAGACCAAGAATGACATGCGCCTGAAGGCGGACATCGATCTCGACTTTCCGATCGAGGTTGATGGCGTGAAGTATCCGAAGCTGACCATGCGTCGGCCGAAGACCAAGGACTCGCTGAAGGCTGCGAAGTTCAAGGGTCACGATGCCGACAAGGGCATTCTGCTTCTGTCCGACCTCTGCGACGTGTCGCCGGACGTGATCGAGGAGCTTGACGAAGCCGACGCGAAGAAGCTGAGCGATCAACTCGATGCTTTTCGTGGGGGTCAGTCGAGCTAAGCGATCTCCGCAAGGGGATGCTGACTCTCGTTCGGCTGACCAAAGGCGGCGTCTCGATCTCGGAAGTCGAGGAAATGGACCTCGACGACTTTTACGGCTGGCTTGAAGACGCGACCAAGCTTCAGGCCGACATCAACAAGGCGATGAAGGCGAAGTAGTATGGCGACTGGCTTCTCGGTATTCGTGAACATCGGGGGCAAGGTCAGTCCGAGCCTGAACGCCGCCGTCAACGCAGCGAAGTCCCAGGTCAACAGCTTGGGGGCTTCGCTCGCTGGCATGGCCTCGCGCATGAATGCGCCGTTCGCGGCCGTCAACAACCACCTCGCCAACACCTCGAAGCGCATGGCTGCGATCCAGCGCCACGGCCGAAACGCGACCCTGGGCGTGACTGTGCCGGGCGCGTGGTTCGGCGCGAACATGATCAAGGATGCAGCCGAGTTCGCCAAGGCGGGCAACATGGTCGAAGCGCTCGGGGAGGCGACCAAAGAGCAGCGCGTCGAGCTTTCGAAGATGGCTCAGGACTTGGCGGGCAAGTATGACGCCGGTGGCGCGACCGGCATCATGAAGTCCGCGACCGAGCTTCTGAAGGCGGGCTTCACGTTCCAGCAAGCGAAGGGTGCGCTCGAACAGGTCTTGGCGGCTTCGGCGCTGGCGGGCGACATGACGCCTGCCGACGTTGGCGCGTCGCTGAGCAAGACGATCACGCAATTCCGCCTGCCGATGAAGACGTATGAGCAGGCCATGAAGTCGTCTGCCGTGGTCACGGACCGCATGGTGTATGCCGCCGTCTCGACGGTCGCTTCGATGAAGGACATCTCGGAGTCGTTCAAGTACGCCGGCGGCGTCGCTTCGACGACCGGCAACTCGCTCGACTCCGTCACGGCGATGGTCATGGCTTTCGCGAAGGCCGGTGTGCTCGGTTCGGAAGCAGGCGTCGCGCTGCGCTCGGCTATCGTGCGTCTGGTCAAGATGCCGAAGGGTGGCATGAAGGCCCTGAACCGGATCGGCATGAACCTGGGCGACTACACCCAGGCACGGCCTGTCACCGCGGATTCGGTTCTCGAAAGCCTGAAGGGCGACGGCATCGACGCGAGCAGCGTCAAGTCGCAGATCGCCGAAGCTATCGCGACGAAGAAGAACGACCACGCCGGGATGTCCGCCGCGATCACGAAGGCGGTCCAAGGCGCGATCGGCACTTCGTCGGCGGTCGATGCCGATAAGATTTCCGAGTCGGTGAACGATGCCGTCACGGCCGCCGGGTCGAAGGTGGACATCACCAAGTTCATGACAGACCTGAAGAAGAAGATGGACGCCGGTGTCGCGACGACCGGCGACATCGCACAGATTCTCGAAGCGCGTCATATCTCGCGCTACATGGCTTTGCTGAAGGCCGATCTCCCCGCGATGATCAAGGAAGTGGAGGAGAAGTCGGAGGGCTATTCGCAGAAGCAGTACAAGATCGCCAACCAAGGCTTGCCCGCGATCCTGCTCCAGCTCGGCGCGTCCTGGGAGAAGTTCCGCAACACGATCGTCGAGTCGGTTGGCGAGGACATCGCCAACGCCTTTACGAAGCTCACTGACACGTTGCAGAAGCTCTCGGCCACTAACCCCGAGCTACTGCGGACGGGCGTCTATTTCGCCGCCGCTGCGGCTGCGGCAGGCCCTCTGCTCTTCGTCCTGGGCGCGATCGGTCGCGTCGGCATCCTCGCCATGCGCGGGCTCAATCTCGCGCTGCTCGGGGTGCTGATGCCGCTGCGGCTGTTCGCCGGGTTGATCGCTGGCGTTGCCACGGCCGCCGTAGGGCGCTTGGCGGCCATGGCTATCGGCTTCCGCATGCTGACCGCACTCGGGGCAGGGGCAACGCTGTCGGCGCTGGGCGGGTCTCTGCTCGCGCTCGGGCGCTCGGTCCTGCTCTTCCCTGTGACGGCTCTCCGTGCCATCGGCCTCGCCATGTGGGCATTGGTCGCCAACCCGGTCGGGCTGATCATCACGGCGCTGGTTGCCGCGCTGACGGCGCTGGGCGTGTGGGTCTACAACAATTGGGCGGGCATCAAGGAGTGCTTCGCCGGGTTCGGCGAGGGCTTCATGAAGGGCCTCGGTGAGGCGGGTCCGGCCGTGCAGTCGATCGCCAGCAATCTGAGCAGCGTCTACAATTGGGTCAGCCAATTGCTCGGGCCGCTCGATGCGACCAACGCGAAGTGGCGCGAGTGGGGCGCGACGGTCGGCGGTGCCGCCGCATCGGGCGTCCAGGCCGTTATCTCCGCGATCCAAAGCCTGATCGGATTCTTCAACACGGCGATCGAGAAGGCCGTGGCAATGGGCAACGCGATTAAGAACGCGCTGAGCGGCGGCTGGGGCGCAACCAAGTCTTGGCTCGACCAAGGCAACCCGGCGAACCCCATCGAGGGCGCTAGGGCCAAGGGCGGCCCCGTGAGCTTCGGCAAGCCGTACCTTGTCGGTGAGCAAGGCCCCGAGCTTTTCGTCCCCGGCATGTCCGGCAGGATCGAATCGAACGACCGGCTGCGTGGCCTGACTTCGGAGGGCGCGGCAGCGGTCGCCAGTTCGAGCGAGAACAACACGTCTGTCTCGCGCACCAACAGCGCGCAGATCACCGTGCAGGTCAATGGCGGCAACCCCAACGATGTTCGGCGGGCGGCCGAAGACGCGGTCTACGCGGCCTTCGCCCGGCTCGAATCTGAGCAGCGTGGACTCCTGAGTGACTGATCATGCAGAGCACCGTTCTTCTCGCGCTCGGCGCGTACCGCTTCTCCGTGAACAACGCCGCTTACCAGAAGTTCGACCGGACTTCTGCGTGGCGGTGGCCGTCCACTGAGCGCATCGGCATGGCCCCGGCTCCGCAGTATGTCGGACCCGGCGAGGACACGATCAGCATCGAGGGCGTGATCTATCCGCACTATCGCGGCGGGTTGCGCCAGGTCGATCAGATGCGCGCGCAGGCCGGGCTCGGGCAGCCGCTCCCGCTCGTCACGGGCTTCGGACGGTATCTTGGCGTGTACGTGATCGAGAAGATCAGGGAGGCGCAAGAGACCCTGATGTCGGATGGCGCGCCCCGTAAGATCGAGTTCTCGGTTGATCTGAAGGCATACGCCTAATGGAACAGTACACGACCATGGACGGCGATACGGTTGACCTGATCGCCTACAACCGCTTCGGCGTCACGCACGGCGCAACGGAGGCGATCCTGCGCGCCAACCCCGGCCTTGCGGCTGCCGGGACGAAGCTGCCGGAAGGGTTGACCGTGAACATCCCGGCCTTCGTCGTTAAGAAGGTCTCGGCCGCAAAGAGGATTTGGTCGTGACCCCTGCCGCCCGCATCATGCTCGACGGCCGTGACATCACGGCCAACCTGATCCCGGCTCCCTTCGGCCTGCCTCTCGAAGGCGGCGGCCATGTGATCCCAGGCGGTGTGCTCGGAGGCGGTCCGCTACTGTCTCTGACCATTCAGGACAACGAAGGCAAGAAGTCCGATAGCTGCGAGCTTGAGATCGATAACCGCGAGTACATCCCGTCTCCGGGCAAGGGCTCGAAGTTGCAGGTCTCGCTCGGGTTCGTCGAGACCGGCGTCAACTACATGGGCACGTATCTGATCGACTCGTGGACGAAGAAGGGGCGGCCGAAGATCATGACGGTCACGGCCAAGGCTGCCGGGCTGACGACCGAGATCAAGTCGCCGAAGTCGCGCTCGTATCATGAGAAGACCGTCCAAGACATCGTGCAGTACATCGCCGGTCGCAACGGCCTCGGGGTCGTGATCAACGGGGAAGTGGGCGGGATCAAGATCGACCATCTCGATCAGTCGAGCGAGTCCGATCTGAACTTCCTCACGCGCCTAGCGGGCCGCGTGGGCGCGAATTTTAAGCTGGCCGATGAGAAGGTCATCTTCAACAAGGCGGGCTCAGGCAGCCTCCCCAGCGGCGGCGCGGCCCCTGTCTTCATGCTGACCGAGACCGGCGTCACGGATTGGGATTGCACCGGCTCGACGCGCGGCGACTACAACTCGGTCGAGGCCGCCTGGCACAACGTCAAGAAGGGCGAGCGCGAGTGGGTCAAGGAAGGCGGCGGCTCTCCGGTCTATCGCAGCCGGAAGCTGTTCAAGACGAAGGAAGAAGCCGAAGCTCAAGCCAAGGCCACGAAGGGCTCGCTCGCTCGCGGCAAGAAGGTCTTCGCGGCCAACTTCCTCGGGCGCACGGAGATGTTCGCCGGGGCTGGCCTTACGGCGATTGGCTTCGATCCCGACTGTGATGGCAGCTACACGATCAAGTCGGCGACGCATCGTCTGAACGATCAGGGCCTCACGACGCGCATTTCTTGCGAGACTTCCGGCGAGGGCAGCGACGACTTTTGGGGTGGTGGCGGCGGGGAGTAGGGCGACTCGAACGGACCTGCGCTCGATGAAACGATTGGCGATCATGCTCTCAACAAATGGAGAGTTTGATGTCGATCAGCATCAAGAATGGCATTGGCTACCGGAATGGCGCTGCCTTTCCGTTCAAGAAGAGCCCGAACCACGGCGGCGCTCTGAAGCCCCGCTTCATCGTGATCCACGACACGGCGTCCGGCCTGAAGGACGACGGCGACATTTCCTGGCTGACCAACCCGGCGGCCAAGGTCTCGGCGCATGTCGTCGTGAGCCGCGAGGGCAAGATCACGCAGCTCGTCCCCTTCAATGTCGTCGCGTGGCATGCCGGTCAGTCCCAATGGAAGGGGCTGAAGTTCATGAACAGCTACGCCATCGGGATCGAGATCGACAACCCCGGCAAGCTCCAGAAGGTGTCGGACGGCGTCTACAAGAACGAAATCTGCACCATCGACACGAACAAGAATCCGGCGCTCAAGGTCGAGTACGCGAAGACGGCGGCTCACGGCGCGGGGTACTGGCTGCACTACAGCCCCGAGCAGATCGCGGCCGTCACCGACCTCTGCTTCGCGCTCGTGGAAGCGTTTCCGATCGAGGACATCATCACCCATTGGATGATCTCGCCCGGCCGGAAGATCGACACCAACCCGCTGTACCCGCTCGATCAGTTGCGCGCGTCGGCGCTGCCCTACAAGCCGGTCCATCTCATGGACACGCCGGAAGGCGGCGAACGGCAGGACGGCGACGAGTCCGGTGAGGAGCACATCACCATCGAGCCGCAGAGCGACGTTCGGGACGAGAGCGCGACGAAGCCCGGCAAGCTGAAGGCGTTCATCAAGAGCAAGCTGACGACGGGCACCGGCCTGTTCACCGGCCTCTCGCTGTCGTCCATCACCGGCCTGCTCACCGATTGGAAGGTGATCGTTGCCCTGGGCACGTTCATTCTGATCGGCCTCGCCCTCTGGATTTGGTTGGAGCGCGAATGATCCGGCAGTTCTTCATGGACGCCTTCGCGTCCACCGCGATCAGCGACTTCCTTTGGGCGGCGGCGACTTCCGAGATCGCCCTGTCCGCCCTCGGAGTTCTGATCGCGGTGGCTGGCGTCGTTGGCTACCTGCCGATCGTGAGCGCGCTTCTCGGCGGCTACGCTAAGGCCGCGAAGCTGGTCTTCATCGTCGGGCTCGCGGCGCTGGTCTTCCTGCTCGGCTTCCGCACCGCCGACAACCGGGCAGAGGCCAAGACGCTCCGCGATCAGATCGCAGCCCGAGACAGCGTGATCGCCAACAAGGACTTCGACCTACGTCTCGCGGTCGAGGCGGCCGAGACGGCGAGCAAGCAACGTGACGAAGCGGCGCTGCGCGCCAAGGAAGCTCAGGACGAAATCGATGACTATGAACAACGCCTCAAGGCTCGCCCGAACGGTGCTTGCCTGCTCACTCCTGACGATTTCGCTGGCGGCGTGTCAAACGACGGCAAGCGTTAGGCCGTCCCCGAGCTTCACCATGCCGCACGAGTCAACGCTCGTGCTCGACGAAGTGCCCGCGCCGAAGGTCGTGCCCGGCATGGATGCTCGGGTGGCGTGGAAGCTCGAACAGGCGGCGAGGAAGGAAGCCAATCATCGGCTCCGCGTCTCTCGATCCAACGTGCGCGACGTGCGCCTGAAAGCATCGGCCGAAGTCAAATGATCACGATCCCGGAATGGCTCGCGGGCCTGCTCGGCACCGGCGTCGGCGCGGTGATCGCACTTCTGATCCGCAACGCCGTGGCACACACCAAGAACGAAGCGTCGGCCAAGGCGGGGCAGGCCATAGCCAATGAGGCGAAGGCCGCAGCAGCCGATGCGCAGCGGCTCGCCGCCGCGACCGAACGGGACCTCGCGCAGTTTCGCGAGAAGGTCGCGCAGGAATACGCGACCGTCCAACTGATTGACCGGATCGAAGAGCGGTTGGTCGGTGCGCTGGATCGCATCGGCGCTCGCTTCGATCAGTTTCTCTTGACGCAAGGCAAAGCGAAGTGACGGACAAGCTCGATGCCGAAGGAGATGGTAGCATGAAGCAGATCGGCGAGTACGCCTGGAATATTTTGATCGCGATTGATCAGCTTGCGAACGCGCTGCTCGGCGGCTGGCATGACGAGACGATCTCAAGTCGTCTCGGCAAGTCTATCCTGAAGGGCGGCTGGGCCTCTAAGGTGCGCTGGCCCGCTTGGCTCTATGACCACTTCATCGAGTCGGTGGAAGTCGACGAAGGCTGGGAGCAGGGGTACTGATCAGTCGGTGGGCTGAATCCGGTTCGCGGCGGTCCACCAACATTCCTTCTTGCCCTTCGGCTTGGCGCACACGACCGTCTTGGTGGGAACTTCGACGACGAAGACTTCGGTTCCTTTATCGAAGCTCTCACACCCTTCGGCCATGCCCTGCGCGACACCGGCGCTGACGTTGGTGTCGGCCGAGACCTTCAGAACCTTCGCGAGGCCGTCGCGGGTCGGGCAGGCCAGTACGGTCGAAGTGAAGAAGCCGCTCTGGCCGCGCTCCAAATAGCCGTCCTTGGCCTGAGCGCACGCGGGTGTAGCGATCAGGGCTGCGACGGTGAGGGCTACTCGAATGGTCATGTCAGCGGGCTCCTAATCGCTACTGTACGTGCATCGCCGATGGGCGGACGGAAATCGGAAATGACTTGGAGCACCCGCATGAAGAAGTAAATACCGTTGGCGTGATCTACGCCTTGTCTTCGGTCTCCGGGAACCCGCGCTGTCAGCAAACGCCAAGCAAAGCGCATTGGCCCTCGACATTGTGCAGCGGCGCTCTCGGAGACCGATCCCATAGCCAAGAAACCTGCAAAACCGGCTGGACTCTCCGTTCTGTTTTTGTTCTATTGTCTCGTGCTTCCTTGAACAGGGTGAGACGATGCCGGACCTCGGCCAACTTCGCTCGGAAATCGAGCGTGCGCGCAAGAACGTGGCTAGGCTACGCCGAGACCTCCTCGCGCTTCAGAAGGCCGGAAGACCAACGGCCGTTACAGAAGCCGACCTTCAACGCTTGCTCGATCGCGTAGACTCGCTTTGCGAGCAGCGCGACAGACTGAAGGCTGCCCAACCTCGGCCTTCTGCCAGCAAGGTTCTAGGGGGGCGCTCGTGGTAAACTCTACGATCCCGTATTATTCTGACTTCGAGAACAAAAACGTCCCGGCGTTCCTGAAGGCGTTAGCAGAGGCCCGTCGTCTGGCGACGCTTGAGGGCTGGCGCTACCAACATGTTCAGGCAATCATCGTCTCAATCGACCAGTATGCGGAGGCAGCGACTGGAAATCGCGACTTCTTCTTGAACAAGCCCCACAGCATCGGCGGGTGACGTTCCGTGAGATCGCCTTACGAACGTCGTTTCGAACGGGATGCGCTGGTTGCGGCTCTGCTGCTAGCTGGTTGGGGAGTATGGCGTACAGTATGTTGGCTATTGTCGTGATTGGCAGGCAACGAGTTCTGCATGCGTTTCCGGGATGTCGAGTTGGCTCATTCCTTTACTGTGTCCTGAGCTTCTTTGGCATCCTCGGCAATTTCTGTGACCGAAACGTCGGTTTCGTAGACCAAGGTACCAACCTCTTTGACGAACTTGATCGGTATCTTCGGATTATTGATGTCTTTGCCTCCATCGCTACGCCACTTCTCCTCCCACTTGCTGAAGTAGGGCTCAAGGTCTTTGGGTGACAGCTTGTAGACGCGCTGAAGCTCGATATTCCGATAGATAGCGAATATCCAATCGACCTGCCTGTACTTGGCAATGATGGTGGGATTCATGTGATGGTGTGTTGATACACCAGTAGTTAGCTCAATATTCACTGACTTAAGTTCATATTCGCGGCCATCGGAGTCGACTGCGTCGTTCCCTTCACGTCCAGCGATATTAGTCAGACCCAGCAAGAGTAGGACCTGCACGATCTTCCCGCCATTGTCCTGGAATATATCCTGTATGCCATGCTTTGAAGCCAGGTCTTGATAGGCCTGGATGGACGGCCAAAGTCGCTTGAACTCGTCAACATCTTCCTGTGAAGAGGGTTTCAAGAGCGCCTCCTAAGCAAGTCTTCCGGCAAGCAGCCGAGCGCGGCTGCCAATCGCTCGACATTGTCAATGCTGATGTTCCGCTCCCCACGCTCCACCGAACCGACGTAAGTTCGATGAAGCCCGGCGAGATCGGCCAAAGCTTCCTGTGAAATGTTTCGACGCTCCCTCGCGCTGCGAAGATTTGCAGCGAATACTTCCCGAAGCGGCGTATCGATTCGATTTTTGGACACGCAATGGAGGGTCGGCACTTGACGTTTATGAGTCGACAGACTTTAAGTAGCGGGATGATGCCAATCCCCCACAATTTCGCCCCGAGCTATATGACTGGCCAGGGTGCAGCCTATACGGGCGACTCCCGCCAGCTTCTGGCGGGCTTGCCGGACTCGTCCATAAGCTTGGTTATGACCAGCCCACCCTTTGCACTTCAAAGGAAGAAGGAATACGGGAACGCCGAACAGCACGAGTACGTGGATTGGCTTACCGAATTTGCTGCCCTTGTGAAGGCTAAGCTCAAGGACGACGGCAGTTTCGTTTTAGACCTAGGAGGAGCCTACCAAAAGGGTGTCCCTGTCCGTAGCCTCTACCAATTCCGCGTGCTCCTGCGCTTCTGTGACGACCTAGGCTTCCACTTGGCAGAAGAGTTTTATTGGCACAATCCCGCAAAGCTCCCCAGCCCAATAGAGTGGGTCAACAAACGCAAAATGCGGGCGAAGGACTCGGTGAACACGCTGTGGTGGTTCAGCAAGACGGAGTGGCCGAAGGCTAACGTTAGCCGCGTATTGGCGCCCTATAGCGACCGAATGAAGAAGCTGATTGAAGACCCGGATAAGTTCTATAAAGCCAAAAAACGCCCTTCGGGACACGACATCAGCATGGGATTTGCCAAGGACAATGGCGGCGCGATTCCGCCTAATCTCCTCTCCTTCCCAAATACAGAGTCTAACGGCCGATACATCTCGGCATGCAAGATGGTCGGCGCTCAGGGGCATCCAGCGCGGTTTCCCGCTAAGCTGCCCGAGTTCTTTATCCGCTTCCTTACCGATCCCGGCGATACCGTTCTCGATATTTTCGCGGGCTCAAACACAACGGGTGAAGTGGCTGAGGCTGAGGGACGCAACTGGTTGGCGTTCGAAGAGCGCCAGGACTACGTCTCTGCGTCTGCCTTCCGTTTCATTGACCAGTTAAATAGCGACGCCCAAGTGAGAGAGATCTACGAAGAGCTAAATCGCGGTCGGACGATCGACCTCAACACCCGAGTTGTGCAAAGGCGCTTGGTCCCCTGACAGAGTAGCCGTAGTGGCGTTCTGACTGCCGCGTGTGGACGCCAGCCAGCCGTTTTGCATGCGATTGCGCTATGAGCGCCGCTTCGAGAGTGACGCCGCGCTAGTAGCGACTTTGCTTGTGGCGAGGAGCCTCTGGCGCTTCGGCGGCTGACTGCTGGGCCGATCCTTCCCCAGGTGCTCGCGCATCTCCCGGAACATCGCCTCGACGTCGTGCAGCCGCAGCTTGCCCGTCCAGTGCTCTCGAAGAGCGTGCATCTGCAACACCGCGATCTGCCCGCGCTTCGCCGGATCGGGTTCGGCGAAATAGGCTTCCATGGCCGCGACGAATGCGCGAGCGACTTTGGGCGGAAGGTCGTTCAT